CGAACCTCATCCACAGAAAAGTCTTCCGAAGCATCAATGAAGACCTTTGCGGGCTCTTTGTCCTCACCGTCTATGTAGATATTCGCCTCTTGCGGAATAGCGCAAAGTGCTGTTTCAATTGCTCTTTCTCTGCACTCGGCAATTAGCTCTCCATCATGCAGGATTGGCCCCTCCGGAAGACTGACTTGCACCTCTAAATCCAACCGAACTATGATCACGTCCATCATTCACTCCTGTTAAATTCTCCCGCTGTTAAATTGGGAGGCTGTTTTTTCACCTCGCCGCGGCGCCTTGATAGAGCAGCCACGTGCGCTTGCGGGCGCGGTGCCCGTATGCGCATTGCGCTACTTGGGTCACCCAATAGCGCACGCCCGCCAAATACCCTACAGACCAGGGCTCACATTTGAACCCCGTTTCCGGCGCTTCGCCTTGCCAGCGCTCGCAAGCTCTGCTCGGAGCGCTTTCACCGCTTTACGCATCCCCACCCCGTCAAGCGCCGCGATCCATCGGGTGAAGGTGCGGTAGTCCACCCCCTCCCGCTCCGCCGCAATGCTCGCGTTCCCCCCGGCGGCACGAAGGCGAGCAAGAATCTTCGCCTTCGCCCGTTCGGGATGGAACCGAACAAGGAAACCGATCTTCGTTGGCTTGTGCATGCTGGGATCATGCCGCGAAAGCGCGGCGGAGGATCACAAGAGCCCTTGCGATCGCGCGAAGAGCCACCGGGCCAGCGTCGCGGGGTCGAGAATCCTTCCCGTTTCCGCAAGCATCGCCGTGATCTCTTCGATCGTCATTCCCTTCACGCTTTCGATCACACCTTGCAACGTCGCGTCATCCATGAAGCACCTTCCGTGTCCGTTTCAACCATTCCGGTATTGTTTTTTTTTTTGCGATGCGTTGGCGTCGAATCTCGTTCACCACAGAACCAAGGTTCGCACATGCTATCATCCGATGCAATTGCCTCCGACTTATCCCGAGCATCGGGGCAGCACGACACACGTTCCCTTCCGAAATCAATAAGCATTCAATGATCTCCGCTATCGCGCGTTCACGATCACGCACGAATAGATCACCGATCACCGTGTAGTGTCGTGCCATGCCTCCCCTATTATTTCAGCAAGAATTTTCGGGTCGAGATCCGCCGCATCCACCCCCGAGGGGAACGTCACACGTACCACGCGCGACCACCGCCCGAGCATCGCCCGAACGTCTCTCCATAGCTTCTCACCCGCCGCGTCGGGGTCCGATGCGACAAGCACCCGAGAGAAAGTCGCAAGCCTCGCCGCGTGCCCCGGAAGGAAGTGAGAGCCCCGCACCGCTGCAATCGCGACTTCATGGCCATCGAATTCGGGGTTGTCTTCGATCACTCGTTCGATCGCAAGCGCGTTGATCGCCCCTTCCGTCAACACCACCGCGCCGCGCTCGCCGTGCGCCGGCCAATGTTCCTCACCGAACACCGCGCCCGACGTTGCACCTTCCTTCGTGTGCGGCTCAAGGTATCGCTTCGGGTCGCCAATGAAGCTACGCGCCGTGTAGCCGATCACGTGTTGACCCCCGTCCCGGATCGGAAACACAACCCGACCACGAAGCCGCCCGTAAAGCGAGTAGCCCACGCCCCACCGCTCGATCTGCCCCTCCGTGATCCCGCGCTTCGCCACGTATCGCCGAGCCGGCGTAACCCACTCCGCCGGGGGTTCGAAGAGCACGCCCGCCGGAAGCCGAAACGCCGCTTCAATCCCGCGCGTGCTTGTGATCGTCACCCGCACCGGAAGCGCCGGTTCTCCCGCGATGCACCCCGTTTCCTCCATCCACGCGATCGCCGCGTCCGTGTCCGTGTCGAGCACCGCCGCGACAAGTTGCACCGGGTTCCCCCTCGCGCCGCACCCGAAGCACCTCCACAAGCCGTTTGCTTTGTTGCCCGGATCGTCGCGGATCTGCCATGACGCGTCACGCTCCGCGTGAAAAGGGCAACACGCCCACCGCTCACCGCCGCGCCGCCGCGACTTGATCCCAAGCCCTTCGAGCATCACGCTCACGTCAACACGCATCGGATCGAGCCTCCGCCTTATGCTTCAACACGAGGAAAGCACGAACGATCCCGAGCTTCGCGTCAAGTTGCACACGCAAGGCATCCCACCGATCACCGCTCCGATCCGCCGGTGCGTTGTAGTCAAGCATCGCTTCGCGAAGTTGATCAAGCTCCGCGATCGCCGCTCCGATCAAATCTCCGTCACTCATGATTGCCGCCTCCCCTTTCGCCTTGTCGCCGGTTTGCTTTCGATGAATTCGCCGAATTCGCCTTCTTGCCCCGGCTGCACGTAGTCGATCGTTCGCCCGTTGTGGATCGCGCCCGTGTCGGGGTTCCACTCGAATTCAATCGCGAGGGGCCACGGGCCGAAGCGTTGCTTCAGCACATCCACCTCGATCACGTTGTCATCGCACGCCTTCCACAACGCCGGGCGATGCACCGCAAGGATCGTGTCGGGCACTTCCACCCACGCGCCCGAGCCCTTCAAGCCTTCGCGCGTCGGTCGCTTGTCGCCGCGAAGCTCCACGTCCTTCAAGCGTTGTTGGTGTAGCAAGATGCAATGCGCGCCCGTTTCTTGCGCGATCGCTTGCTGCCGGTACAAGGCATGCTCTTCTTCGTCGGGCTCGAATTGACGAAGCGCCCGGCGCCACAAGTCCGCGATGAACACTTCCGAGCCCGTGTCCGTGATATACGCCGCGATCGTGTCAAGATGCCGATCGTTCAGCATCTTTTCACCCTTCACAACCCCACGCCCGAAGGGGATCTCGAAGAAGCGCACGAATTCCGAAAGCCGCTCCATTTCGGCTTGCACCGCCTCAATCTCCGCATTCGTGATAGCACCCGTCATGAATGCCGTGCGCGAAAGCCCAAGCGATTGCACCGCCATTAGTTCCAACGTATTTCCCGAGCCCTGCTCCCATGCGCCGAAAAGCACACGTCTCCCCTGATTCGCCAACGAGATAGCGATCAGCGCTGTAAACGTGGTTTTCCCCGACCCCGACAAGCCAGTGATCACCGTTATTTTCTTCGGTGCCGCCCCCGGCACAAGCCGCCACGCACCCGCCTTTTCACCATCGTTCTCACCGTATCGATCGAGCCCATCTACACCGTATGGGTAACACGCAAGCCCCGATTGCCTCTTGCGGATCTCACCTATTTGTTCTCGCACTAACTCCCCCGGGTCGCGAAGATAACGCAACGAACCGACAGAAAACGACCCCCCGACTTGTCGTGCAAGAGTACGCACACGATCGGGGTCACTTGCCGGATCACGAAGCGCGTCAAGTAATGCCGCAACGGGGCCACGCGCCGCCTCGATCCGTGAGCGATCCCATTCGAGAGCTTCAACATGATATGCAAGATTTGGAGGAACCACGGGGCGTGCCGCAACGAGCCCCGAAAGGTAGTCACTGTCAACCGCTCCGCCCGTCAATTGTCGGATCGTCGCCGGATCGAATTGCAACCCCCGCTTGTGCATATCAGCGATCGCCCGCCATGCTTCCGCATGACCTATCGCGTAAAATGAATCAGAAGGGAGGCGAAGCACAAGCTTTGATCTCACGTCGGGATCAACTATCGCCGCTGCAATGATCACTTGTTCGTTCACCGGATCATGCGGTATTCGAAGGTTTTCGGTGATAGGTGTATTTGGCTTTTTCGGTTTCTGCTTCACCGGTGTCGCCACCATCGTTTCAACCTTCTCCGCCGCTTCGCTCCGTCTTCTCACCGCCCTGCCCTCCCGCGAACAAGATCAACCCGGTAGTCAACGAGCAAGTGACGCGCCGCGAATTGCAAGCGCCACGTGATCCGCCTTCCCCCTTCGTCGCGTTGTTCTCGGCGCTTCTTCTCCGCACGTGCCTCCCGTTTCCACGTCCACCGCATGAATTCAACCGCTCGTTCCGCTTTACCTCCGAATTCATTTGCAAGCATCCGATTCGCAGCACTCACCGCCGCAACATACGTGTCACCCGTCACAAGCTCCGCCGCATCTACTCCGTAAACCTCACGATGGAGCCATGCATACAGCGCTACAAGATGACGCCCCGCTGCATTGCTCCATTCGTTGGTCTTTCGCATCGCATCCGCTTCCTCACGTGCCGCTTCAAAATTCACCTTCCGGTTCCGCCTCTTCACCGGCTTTTTCTTCGTGGTAATCTCAGCTTCAAGAGCAAACGCTGCCTCCGATGGAGGAACCGTTGTGAGCATCGACGGGGTTGTGTTCACAACCGATCGAAGCTCGGGAAACCGGACACGTCTCACCGCTCGCCCCCATTCTCCCTAACACACTCACTCGCACGCTTCACAAGCGCGAAATGCGCCTCCATGGTGCGTTCAAATTCGCCACGGAACACGACTTCAAGCTCTTCAAGCATCCCCCTTGCCGCCTCTTGCAAGTCATCGCCGGGCGCAAGGGTCGCCGTCATGCTAACCGGCCCCACGTCGAACGTGTGAAACCGGATCGGAGCAAACCCTTGCTTCCCGATCGTCACCGTCACCGTTCGCGTTCCTGCGTTGATCGCCACCGATGCCCCACGCTTGCGCGCTCCCGCCACCTTCGCCGGGGTCGGCGCCGCGTTCTCCGCCGGGCCGCTCGGCTCGCCGAAGCCGTGTCCGTTCTTGCACGACCACCCCGAGCCTGGCGCGTGAAATTGCGGTTCCCCGCAATCGGGGCACCGATTGACGGAAACACGTGTTTCCGTCGCGACGGGAGCAAGCCCCCACGGGTCGGGCTCGTTCGGGTCCGGGGTTGACGTGAGCCTTCGCCGTTCGGCGATCATGCGTTCATCGGGATTCGCTCCGACGCTTGCTTCAAGCGCCGCCGCTGCATCCCAACGCCCCGTCGATTCACTCCGCCTTCGCATCGTTCACCTCCGTTTCAAATCGCCTCACAAATGTTCGCCCTTCGATCCATTGCCCCCCTTCGAGCACGACTACCCGATTATTCCATCGGCAAAGGTTTCGGATCGGGCGCACGCCATACAACGCGCGATCCCATAGGTAGTAGATCCGAGCATCGATCTTCCCCTCCGCCACGCGACACAAGCGCCCGCGCACTTGCCCGAAGAACGAACGCCCGCCGGCATCGTTCGCGATCGGGGTTGCCGCGATCCCCACCGCCACCGAAGGGAGATCGAGCCCCTGTCCGATCGCCTGATACGTGCCCGCCGCCGCTCGCACGTCGCCCCGCATGATCCCGTCAAGCGTTCGCGCGAATTCCGCTTCGCTTTCGGCGCCCCCGAGCAAGAGCCCGCTCGTGACCCCGAACGCCGCAAGGTCCGCGTCGAAGCGCCGGCAATGGTCGCGCCGGTGCGAAAGGATCACCACTTGTTCGCCCTGCTCGATCTCCCCTCGCGCGAGCCCAAGCGCAACGCGGTTGCGCTCCGCGTTCGTCATCATATCCGAAAGCAGATCATCGAACCGGATCGCGCGATCCGCGATCGGAAGTGCTGAATACCACGGAGCATCATAGCCCGTTGGCACAACGCGCACTTCCACGTCATGCACCACGCCTTGCCGCACAAGCTCCGCTTGCTTCACGTCAACCGCGATCTCCCCGAACACGTCATAGATCAAGAATTCCTTACGATCACGTCGCCGTTCATCGGCGGAAATCCCGAGCCGATACCGCGCCGGGAATTGATCAACCACGTCGAAGAACGTGCTAGCCGCGAAGCGTTGCACTTCATCGCAAACCACCACCCCGAATTCCGATGCAATATCAATCCACCTCCGACTAAGCGTTTGTTGCATCCCGATCGTGAGGGGGCGAACGCGCACCGTCGAGCCGCGCACGATCCCTACCTCGCGTTCATCGATCCCAAGCTCCGCCGCCGCACGACGAATCCATTGATCAAACAAGTTTCCCGTCCATACGATCACTAGAGTAGGAAGGTTGACTTCCGATGCGAACGCAAGCGCAGCCGTTGTTTTTCCTGAACCAGTCGGGGCTCGAACAAGACAATTTTCTTGTGCGGATGCCGCTTGAACAATTGCCTCTTGAAAATCTCGAAGTACCAACCGATGCCGTGGAATACCTCGGGGACCAACGCCTTCAATTCTCCGATCGATAACCTTCCATTCAATGCCAGCATCCGAAAGAATTTCACGCACCCGACGAAGACCACCGCGAGGCAACGCAATCCATTTCTTGCGTTCGCCTTCAAAGCGATACGTTGCGATCGTCTTCGGTTCCTTCCACGCGGCACGAATCTTCATTCTGTCAAGCCGTTCGCGCATCGGGTTGTGATGCGTGAACGCTTGGCACAATCGTTCGATCACACGTTCGGGTAGTTCCTCCGTGAGAATTCGAAGTCTTGCGTCAACGATAAGATTGATCATCGGAGAGCCTTCGCCCGCTCGATCAAGTCGTGCGTGAACACGGCACACGCAACCGCATCAGGAATCGGAATCATGCGCTCCGCCACAATGCGAAGCTCTTCCGAAAAAACGTCAATCTCTCCCGCCTGTAACTTCTCAAAGGTTGCGCTGTCTATCTGCAATGCAACCGGCACCGGCCCCGCCGATGCCTCCGCAAGCCGCTCCCATTTTCCATTCGCAACAATGATCCACACGTTCGCGCCTCCGTGTGTCTATCATGCCGCGCTGGCTTTTCTTCCATTCGCCCTTCGAAGGAAACCTCCGACGAAGGCCGGGCGCGAAGCGCACGGCCACCGTACGCCGTAGGCGTACGGCAAATTTCAAAGAACAAATAATCCAAAGATCACTTATCAAAAATTAATATAAGACGATCGGGGGTTACTTCGGAGCTATATAGCTCCTATATAGGAAAGGGAATCGAATGATTCCGAGTGCTTACAGCGGACCATGCCCTACTTATCTTCGGGCAATATCAGCCGCACGGAAACACGTGTTTCCGTCGCGTGGTACGCTCGCACCATGACTACCGAATGGAGCGCCGTCACTCTCACGAAGCGCGTTCACCTTCGCCGTGCGATGAACGACCCCATGCTGGACGAAGCGATCGTTCGGGCAGCGATCGTTTCGCTTGCCGAATACGCAACGCGAGAATCCATCGGAAGATGCAAAGGGGATCCTGTATTTGAGCACGTCACCGAAAAGAGGCAATCTTGTTGGGTTGCCAACGGCAAGGTGCGTTGTTACTCCGGATGCGGGGATCTCGTTCACTTCGTGTTCTTCAACGCCTCCGGAGCCTATGACTACCACGATACACCGAAGACCCGATCCGCGCTGTCGTGGTTGAACCGCACGGAAGCCTTCGGATGGAAGGTAGGCGCGAACGTCTCGAAAATCGTATTCGGGACACCGCGCGGTTGTTGGACGATGCACCGCAAGGGGGGTTCGTTTCTCGCGAAGCCAGGCGATGCGATCGTGATCGGAGAAGGGGGAACCGAGCACACCGCGATCGTGCGAAGCTTCGACCCGAACACGGGAACGCTTGTCACGCTTGACTATGGTCAATTTTTTTCCCCTGCCCCGCGCAAGCCCGCCGACCATGGCGGAAAGCAGATCACGCGCACAGTGCGAAAGGGCCCCGACGGTCGCTTGTGGGCATTCGTCACCGTGCCCCCGGGTCGCCCATTGTTAGGCCACCTTGACGCCCTTAAGACGCTTCAAGCAGCCGATGACGCCGGGGGGGCCCCGTGCCTTCTCCCCGCGCTCGTGCCGTCGTGCTTCGAGCTTGGCATTTTCGATGATAACCCCTACATTTGAACGAACGGAGGGGGAGCGCTGGCGTACAACGCCCCCCACCCCCCGGCGCCGCCTCCCCCTCCGCCTTTCCCCTTTGCCACCACGTAAGGGCCCTTAGAACGCGCCGGGGCCCCTCCCGCGCCCCGTAACCCTCCCCCCGCATCCCCGAGCCCGCCACGCCCCGCTATGGTCCCGTTGTGCGGTAGCCGTACACTTCCGCGTTGCCTAACGCTTTTCCAACGGAAGGATTCCACCCCACCGTGAGCACCGTTCCCGTGCCGATTTCAACTTCAAACACGTATTCAACCCGAAGTTTGCCGGCGCCGCCAAGGTTCGAACGCACCGCCCCGCCGGGAGCCGGAAGCGCCGGGTCAATCCACGCCGCGCGGTTGTAGATCGTCGTCGCGAACGCCGGCCCCGTGATCAACGCGAACGCTCGCACGAGTAATGCTTTTAACACCCCATCCGGAGCCCCAAGGTCCGACGGGGTAGGAAGCGCATAAACGTGTGTTAGGGGTCCGATTGTGATCGTCTTCAACGGGAATCGATCCCCGAGCTTCGACGTGTTGTAGCCAAGCGTCGCGCCGTTGCGATGCACAAGCCACCCGTCCGGGAAAAGGATCCGATCTGTCATGGATCATCCGCTGTAGGCTTCATCGCACCCGCACCGTTGCCCGATGCGCGCGTGTTCACGCCCGCCTTGATTGCCGCCGACTTCACCGTGCCGTCTTCATAGGCTTGTGCCCCGAGCCACGTGATCACGATCCACTTCAAGAATTCCATCGCCGGTTCCGCCGCCACACGCCCGAGCGCCGCAAGCACGATCACACCGACGATCACAAGGATCGTCACGATCGCCTTTCGGCTTGAGAGCAAGTTACCGATCGCATCTTTCATTGTCATTACTTCCCTAAAAGCTTCAAAAGCAGTGCGATCCCTGTGCCGCCGGTTGCAAAACTCACCGCTGCAGTCACGAAGTAAAAGATCCATTTGCGTCGTTCATCGTCGCGCCGCCGCAATTCTTCCTTCAGCGACGCGATTTCGTGATGCCCGGTTTCTTCTGCATCTTCATCGTATTCCTTCACCTTCGATCGAAGCGCAGCAATGTCTATGTCCACTTGCTTATGACGCAAGCCGCATTGTCCTTCGAGCTTGTCAACACGCCCTTCGATGCGGATCACGTGTCCCTTCAATTCCGAAAGGGCCCCCATCACGCGCCCTTCGGTGCGCGATGTTGCTTCCGCAATTGCTTGGATGATCCGCGATTCAGCATCCGGGGTCATGAGATAACCTCCATCGTTGCGTGTGACACAAACTCTGAAGAAGACACGAAGTTTCGCAACGTTAGAATATCAGTGATTGCCAACGTGTCTAAGTCAATCCGCACCGCAACCACCCGCTTATTCTCTGTATTTTGGTTTTCAAGCACTAACATTGCCCACACTGCCCCATCATTGATCGCCGTAACGAACGCGTTTCCTCCCGTGTAATAAATAACTTCATCCGCCCCGAAGTCAGTTAACACCATATCGATCGAATTTGACGAAAGGTTGAATCGTCCGATGCCATAGATCGCACCGTCATTCACCCCAAGCCACAAATTTCCTTCGGGGTCCGCACAAATCCCCTCACCCCAAATCGGGTTTGCCATTTCATCGATCGGCTTGAACCCGAGCACGAAAGAAGACACCGGAGCGAACGCAAGCGACACACCGACCGGGCCAAATATCGCGAACGATCCCACCGAATGATCGAACGCCACCGCAAGCCTCCCCGGGAGCTTCATATCAAACCCCGTGGACACCCGCTGAATAGTCATTGTGGACGGGTCGAATTCGACAATGCGATCGAATTCGACAAGCGAAACCGCAACCCGCACGTAAAGCAACCCATCGAACTCGATTATGTCTTGAACCATACTGAAGAAATCGTTGTTCGTTACACCGGGAGCCCCCGTAACACCATCGAACGCTTGCACTTGGGAAACCGGTTCATCCGCAAATAGAAGGTTGCCCTTGAACATACCAGCATCGCCAGCGTTGCAAACCGCCCGTGAAGGGCCGAAAAACCCATCCATTACCTTCACCGGAGCCGCACTCGGATTGCTCGTGAGAGATTGCCAAACCTTACCACCACCCCAAAATATGCCGTCCACCCCCCACACATAACCCGCACCATTCCACGCTAGCGCCGTAACATTCGATCCTACCCCCGTGGTGTGCATACCAACGAGCGTTCGCGTCGAACAATCAATGCAACCAATAAACCCACGGCTGATTCCGTTTTCCGGAATGTACGTTGAAAACCAAACACGATCCATGAACACCGGAGGGGGAGATTCAGCACGAGGGGGGAGAACGAAATCTTTCGGTGTTGCAAGTGATACATAGGGGAATGCATCGCCAAGATCCGGACGTGGCGGATTTACCTTCAACGGGAGCGACCCTCGGATCGCCGTAACACGAACCCCCGATGAAAGAATATCCGCAAGCGACACCCCGAGCACTCGCGCTATCCCTTCCGCAACGTCAATTGGAAGTGCCTGACGCCCCGCGTCCACACGATCGAAAAGAACCGGAGGCATCCCAAGCGCAGCCGCTACTTGTTCGGGGGGCTTACCCATTGATCGAATTTTACGTGTGATGCTCATTATCCAATACGCCACCCGACAATCCGTGCTTGTGCCGCAACGCGCCACGTCAAGAAACCAGCGCTCGGGTTATATTGCACCGTGAAACCTCGGTTTGTTACACCGAGCGTTGGATAAATCGTGCGAAGGGGAATCTCGCACACGAACCGATCATTGAAGAACCCCGACGTTGGAATGATCCCCGATAGTTCTTCGTAATGAACAATCGAAAGCTCGTTTACGTTCAACGCATCCCCCACCGCCACACGCCGATCGTAATACCCCGCCGTGTTCGCTACCCCTTGGAATTGAGATCGAAATTCGACAAGCAAGCTTCGCGCGTTCGCCGGATGCGCTAAGTTGTCGATGAAAAGGTAGGTGTCTTGATTGACCGCGCTCGTCGCCGGGCCCCACGTCACGCCGTCCGTGAGCTTGAAGTAGTTTCCATCGGCGACGAAGCCGTGGGGAACACCCGTCGCAACGTCGCAATGCCCCGCCGCGACCATCCACGCAACCGCCGTCGAGCCCCCGAGTCCGGTTGAAGTCGGAAGCCCGATCGGAAGCGCCGGTTGTCCGGCGAAGCCGCCGGGGCCCACCATGGAGGCAACGCAAATCCCCCGCATCGAACCCGGCACCCGCCCCAAGCCGCTGAAGTTGTTCTCCGTGTATCGAACCCAACGGGGAAGATCAAACGGAAATAAACTCCAAATGTACCATAGCAGATTCGGCGCCGGTGCCCACCCCGTATCTTGATTCTCGGGATTCAAAATGTCGATGAACGCATCATCACCCGTTCCCATCGACGCCGTAGGTGTTCCCTTGAAAAGCGTTCCCCCCGCCTTGAATGTCCCCACGGTGCCTTCACACGAACCGAACACAAGCAACGAACCGGGAGTAAAAAATTCATCCGCAACGAGAGCATGGGATTCGTGTTTCGATACGAAGCAACCCGCACGATGCGGCTGATAGGCTCGATCATGAACGAGGGGTCGCACATCCCAAAATGTCACGTCATCCGTTGTCAAGCCACCACCACCCGGAACGCTTGCAATTGCAAGCGGCATCCATCCCGCAACCGCTCCCGGATAGCCCGCGCCGGGTGCCCCTTGTCGCACTCGGAATGCGAGCCGTCCTATCACCACCTTGTCAACGAGCACCGGAGAGAAGAGCCCCGTCGCCGGATCGAAAATGTCGCGGTTATCTTGCTCTTCGACGCTCTCGAAGGGGGAGCATTCGATCACGTCGATCCGGGGTCCGCCGCCGCCGTTCGCCGCGATCGTGAGTGTTCCGATCGCCGTCACGCCGTCGCTTTCCACCACCTTGTAGCCCGCCCCGTCATCGGGATCGGGCACCATATCGGGAGCGAAGAACGCCGCGATCCCCTTCGTGATCGTCAATGCGTTCGACCCGATGACGGGTTGCACCATGAGCCCGCCAAACACGTCGCCCGTTACCGGCGCAGCGCCCGCAAGCGCTTCCGTCGCGAACCCGTTCGACACGTCCAGCAAATAGAGATCATCGAACGTGCGCCGAAGATGCTCCGCCCGTTGTGCAGCAATGAACGATTGAAGCCTGTTCACGTCCGTTGAAATCGCACGCTCCCGCGTGTTGATCTGCATTCGCTTGTGGCCGCTGCTCATATTAGTTTCATCCTATCAGAAAGCGCTTTCGCGCGGTTGTTCGTTCACGGAAACACGTGTTTCCGTCATGCTCCTATGCATCCGTGATGCTCGAAATACAGATCAAATCCAACACCACCCGCCTTTGCATTTTCAATCGCATTCCAAATCGTTCGATACAGAATTGCAGCCGATACTGATAACCCATCGAAGAACGCAAACCATGGTGAAGCATCGAAAGCGTTCGTTGTCCCTTCATCATACGCGAACCCAAATTCACCAAATCCGAATTTAGGAATCCCCACAAGGAAGAACGCCCGCATTTCGAGGTAGTCAACGATCACCTTCCATCGATCCGCCGGTTGCGCCACCGCGTCGAGATCCCACGCCCACGCAAATCGGGGGTCGACGGACGAAGCGTCACCGTCGAAGAAGAAGCCACGGAAGGGAGCTTGCCCGATCTCCCGCAAGCACACCGTCGAGCCATAGGGCACGAGGATCCGGTTGCATATCCGACGGATCGCGTTAGGGCTCACCACATCCGCAAGCTTTGAAATTCGCTTTCGATAACTCGAATCATCTTCTCCCGCCGATCGTGGAAGCCCCCGCTCTTCCCCTAATTCATCGAGCATCGGAGCAACACCACCTATCGGAAATTCTTCGTTCGTGATCGTTACTCCTAAATCGGAAGACCACGACAGCATTCGCCACGCGCACGCCCCCACCTCCGCGATCATATCCGGGGATTGTTCAATCGCGTCCAGCGTCGCGCTTGCACCCGTAAGGATCCCCGTCAACGTGTCGCCCACCACGAAGGCGCCCGCTAGCATTTCGATCACCATGCGATCGCCCGCGAGCCGGAAGAACACCGCGCGCCCGCCGGTGCCGTTCACCACCTCTTCGCCTTCGGAGAAGGGGTCCACGACACCCGTCACGCGGTAGATACCCGTAGACGCAAGCACCATGACGCCGCCGTGAGGAAACACCGTGCTCGGGCGCTCATATTCGATCACGCGCCGCACGTCGCCAGCGTTCGCGCCCGTGACGACTTCGACGTATTGCCCGACGTGCTCGGGGATCGGCACGTCGGGTTCGGGCCACGCGATCAAGCGGTGCGATGCAACGCCCGGAACGATCGTCGCCTTCATGTTCGCAAGCGTGCTTCCGGGTTGCACGATCGAACGAAGCGAACCGATCGGCGACAAGTTGAACGTGAAGCCGGGTTGCTCCGCCACCGCTTCGACATACAGGGGGCCGGCTTCGCCGGGGCCGAACGTGAGCGTTCGATCAATGATGAACCGCCGCCCCGAGCGAACCTCTTGACCGCCGTCCTTGCCATAGTCCGTCATGATTTCGGTGACGATCACCTTCCCGCGCACGAACGTAAGCGCGCTTTCGAAGCGCTTGCTTCGCTCGATCCGAAGCGTCACCCGCGCGTTGCTGGCGCCGCGCGCCGGTTCGTCCGTCTGCCCCGACCACGGAACAATAAACATCGCTTGCGTTGTGCGATCGATCGCTTCCGACACACGCGCAAGCTGAACAATGCCTTGTTCAAAAGCTTCTATCCCCGTTTCGCGCCCCTCTGCTTTGCCTTCCACGAAGGGCCGTGCGTAGCCTGGATCAACACCCGCACGCCAAAGCGCGAACAAGTCATCAAAGGTCAAGGGCCCCGTCTTGCGCGCCATCACGTCACCTTCACGTTGTCAATCGTTGTTCGAAGCGTTCGCCCCGCAACCGGAACAAGATCACCCGTTGGTACAACTACCGACGTGTCATCCACGATCAACCCATCGAGAACGTATCTCCGAAGGATCGAATACAAATCTGCACGATATAGGGTGCCGTTTACAGCAATAGAATTTATGAATTCGACCACCGCCGCCCGTATAGCCTCCGTCAAAGTGCTTGTGTCAACACCCGCCGCAAAGGTTAGTTTCAAAAGAACGTCAACGATTTGTGGAATGGACAAAGCCGTCACAACCGCAATCCCACACGCGCGGTAGTCTTCCAAATTTGCGCGAACCTTCGTTCCGAGAGAAGCCGACGCTACCCCCGATGAATCTGCAATGTATAGTTGAACCACGCGTGCAGGTTGTCCGCCTCCCGTGATGACTTCCACCGCTCGTGCCGTTGACACTCCGTCAACGGCTTGTGCTCCAAATTCGATCGCCGATTTCGTTCCCCTTCGTGCGGTTGTCCAAAACTTTCGAATGCGCTCACGAAATTCGGTGTCAGGTTCGCGTGGTTCCCCTCCCGCCGTCTTTTCATCGTTGTTCACTTGAAGCTTCGGATCGAACAAGATTGAAGGCTTGTCTATCTTGCGAATTTGGTTCGCCCCTACTTGATATTCTTTGCCAGCTTGCACCGCACGCACGTTCGCTTTCTTTTCTAAGTCCGCCGCTGCAAACGTTGCCGCTGTCAAAGTTACGTATTCAATCCCCGAAAGCGAAACAAGCTTCGTTCCGATCGGCACCGTCCCCGCAACACCACCCGCCGTTCGATAGAAACGAACCTCACCGAGTGCAGCCGCCGCGCCCTTTCGTGTCATTGAATACCGATCAAGAGCGTATCTATCCAAGTCTTCAGATATTGCCCCATCGAGTAATAGCGCGCGGATCCGATCGCCGTTCTGTCGTGAGATAGCTTGCCCCACGAATGACATGGATCCAACGAATATGTTTGCGTCGGAGCCTTCTACGTTCACCTGTTCGGGGTCGATTCGCTTTGCTCGTGTCATCACGTAACGACGCCCGATTTCGAATAGGTCAAGCCTTGTCAATAACTCCGCCATTATTCACACTCCCGTAGGCGAAAACGGCACCGCCACATTTATTGTTTCATTGCTTTTCGTGCGCGCCCACACACGAAGAAACCACACCCCCGGGGTGTCTTCGGATTGCTCGAAGGAACACCGCACTTCGAGCGTTTCGGGCTCTTCGCGAATTTGTGCCTCCGCATCCGCTGCAATTGCCTCACGCGTTCCCACACGAGCTAATCGTTTGATCTGTTCCGGCACCCCGACACCATACGTTGGGATCCATGCAAATTGTCCTTTGCGTGTCAAAAGCCGTCGGAACACACGTTTCCGATAGGAATCGATCCCTTCATCGAACGCGTAGTCACCTTGTGAATCCACCGGAATTGTCCCGAGGATCAACGGGTCAATCGATGGAAGAGGATCGAGCATCGCCGCCAAATTTTGCGGGTTCGCAATATCACGTGAACGATGCGCAAGGTCCACACGCTTCGGAGGAAATCCAGCATGAAGGCCGTCGAACACACGCGACGCGAACATTGGATCGAGCAACCCACCCGACCACGAAAGAATACCGTTGACTGCAATTCGATATCGCACCGGATAGGGTGAGAAAGGCCGATCGGTTGTTACGTCAAGTATCTTTCCGCCGGCCCCATCGATCCGCGCTCGTGCAACCTCTGCCGGAAACACGCTTCGCACGCTTACACCATCGAGCCCCTTCGTTCCTGCAATCGGTGTGATTGTGTAGCGTTCGATTTCCGATGCATCGCCGGGGTCAAGAATCTCCGTAAATTTCACGGGTTGGTTGAACGTAATTCGAACTACGTTTTCACGGATTGCGAGAGCACCGATCAATCGAATTCTCGAACGACCACCCGATCCCCACGGAGTAACACCCCACGGTCCGGAACCCCACGCCATTTTACACCCTCACCCGCACGTCAAATGCGAAATCCGCGTCAACAAGCCCACCGGCAAAGTCCGCACGTTCGATCCGAAACCCGTTCACCGTTTCGTTGTACGCAACGCACGATCCGCCGGGGGTTCCGCGCGCTACCGTTATCACGGCATAATTCGCATTTGGCAATGGTGTTGCAAAGGTTATGTCTACAACCCCCATCGTAATCCGATTCACACCCGACACATTGATCCCGTCAACGAGTGTCGCCGGTCCCCCCACCGGAAGATTGACGCGTCCCCATAACCCCGAGGATCCCGCCGCCGCTCGCTTGATCACCTCAAACCACCGATACCATTCACGCGACCACCCCTCGGTGTTTCCAAGCGGTTCGATCGCATCGGGGACGTTGTGCTCCATTGTTTCATCGAAAGCCGGTGTGCGACGGGGGAGTGCTCCGGGATCAACCGAAAGCGCCGGCCCTGCATAAAACGTGATCCGCGCTATGTCTTCCGGGAGAGCCCCAAGCCCCGACCCCGAATCAACCGACACTTCAACATGGTAGGTCCCCGCAACGTCCAAAGGTGAAAGCAGGCTTGCCGATGCTGTCGGAGTAGCAAGTACCGATGAAGCTTTCACCCCCGCCACAATGTCAATCGGAACGTGAATGATCCGCCATAAATACGCAGCGTAGGCTCCGCCTACCGCCGTAAGTATCGCCGGCATACCAAGGGTCAAATCTTCACGCGCAACCCCCGGAAGCCCGGGAGGCAACATGGCTTGATCGATTTGAATTTGAACCGCCATGCTCGGAAGTCTACCGCGTTGCCACCGTTCGCGTCACGTTGACGTATGAGCGCTATAAATATCCACCGACCCCCTTCGCCCCGTGACTTAGGGGACGATGCCTTTTAGGGGCGGTTTTGGGGCAATACGGGCACATTCATAATTCATCATCCGGATCCGGATCACTCGTTCCCACGCGCCCCCCGCCGAAGGAAAATTCCGCGTCGATCGGATTAGACAAGTCGCAATTGAGCCCGATCATGAAGTTGAACGTCGGGGGGAAGGGGAACGGAGGAAACCTCGGGATCCGAAGTGCCAAATTGAATTGGAAACCTGGAAATTTGAAGCCGCAAAGCGACGCCCCCGCCGGTGATGGCTCGAACGAAAACGACGCATCGACCATCGCTTGTTCCGCCGGGGGAGGCGCATCGGGAGGGGGAGGGGTTCCCATGAGGCAAGCCTATCACCCGACAAGCAACGAAGCACAACCGATACCCGGCATAACTTGCCCCATCGGACCCGCCGGTGGTTTTTGAACCGCACCTTGCGCCTGGAATGCTGCAAATAGCGCCGCCCCGATTGTTGCATCGATCGGGGTTGCCGCCGCCGCCATGATTCCGGTTGCGTATGCCGCCCCCGCAATAGGCAACGCCATTTGTGCGGCAAGCGTTGCCCCCGTGATAGGGCCGGGGTTCGCTAACGCTATCGCCGCCCCGAGTGCCATTATCATATTTGCGACCATGTTCGCGGTTGCTTCCGTGCTTGTCGCGTGTTCCGCCGCCGTGTTCGTGCCTGTTATCAATGCGAACGAACCCGGCACGTTCAGCATGGATTGCTCGGGGTTTGCCGTGCTTGAAGAAATCGAAAGGATCGCATCTTTGACTTGCGCGATGAAGTGTTCCCCCGTCAAATCCAATTGAAGCAACATCGACGCGTCCGCCGATTGAAATCCGATCACGTCGGGGGATAGCTGCAATGCTCCCGCCGATCCATCGCCTTCGTCGCCACCTCGGATCGTCAATACGCCCGCGTTGTCGAATGCAAGCAATGCTCCCGTGAGTGCGCTTCGAAGCGTGAAGGGGCCGGCATATTCCTGAATCATCGGGGTTCGAGCGCGGCGAAACCCGAACGTGTTCGTTGTCGGATCTTGCCCTGCAACGCTGTTCATCGGGAACTTGTCGATCGCATTGTTCATCCGACAGATGATCACGCAATCGCTTTGCTCGTGACCATCCGGGATCGCGACTAACACTTCATCCCCCTTCACGAACGGATGATAGTCGCCTTCGCCGTTACCGGCGATGAACGCGCCGACCCGACACAATACGCGCCTCTTCGACGGTTGGAGTACCACCTTCACAAGCGGACCATATTCTTCATCGAAGGTCACTTCAGGATCTTCGTCATCCTGCGTTTGCCCTTCCACTATCCCATACGAGATCCATTCTCGGGGGTCGATGCCCGGGAAAGAGAACGCCTCAGCCATTGTCCGATGATCGAAATCCCCACGCACGCGTCTTCGAAAAACCATGTCATGCCTCAATCATCGACTACTACAGTAACCGGAGAAACCCCCGCTGTATCTTCCGGTTCGATTTCTTCGCCGGTTGGAAGCACACGATCAGCGCGAACTTCGATGTAGTTGACAGCTTCAACGTCGATCGTCACGCCTTCTTCGTTGCTCCAATCGAGCCCTACCTTCTTCACGCGGAACGTCACCGGGACCCCGATGTTCGTTGCAGCTTTCGAGTAAGCCGCCGCGAACGCCGGGGAATACCCGAGCCCCTTCAAGAATTCTTCCGCCGCCGTCGCCGTGCGATCTTCGACGAAACCCGCCGTCGTGATCTCCGTCGCTTCGCGGTTGATTTCAACGTCAATCGCATCGCCCGGCATGAGATCAAGAGCGTCGGGGTCAAGGTTGTCACCTCCGAAGGTCGCAAGTGACTTCGTGGTGAAGCTCACCTGAAGCTCATTCCGATTGAACGATTCGTAGATCGATTGTGCAACGATCCGAAGCGCCGCTTCGTCCTGTACGCCGCGCACCCGGATCACGAGCCATTTCTGCTCATTCGCATTTCCGGGATGTGGCCTTGTTTGCGGGGTTGTTCCGGGGGTCTTCGATCGAGCATCGGGGAATCGTGCGACAAGTGTTTTCTTCCGTCTTCCGTGGTAACACCTGACTTCAATATTTGTCGGAGCCCCCCTACTGAATTTTCGTTTGAATTCCATGTCGGCGATGTTCCGCCCGTACACCATGAGCCGCCGCGTCAACACGCGCCCGCTCGGGAGCGTGCGCCCCGTGAAGGGGTCATCGGGGCGTCCGCTGAATGCGTTCGAGTAAAGCGTTCTCGCCCTCTGTATAACGATCGTCGTGTTCTCGATGCGAACCGTATGCCCCACGCTCCCGCAAACGTCCGTAATGAAATCCCAAACCGTCATCTTGTCGCCACCACCACCGGGGCCTGGCCCTAGTCGGGGCCGGAACGCCGTGCGTGCAAGCGCCTCTTCAAGCATCGGGATCGGACCCCCCGCCGGCCTATACTCCACCCCAAGCCCCCTAAATTGGGGGAAATTCGAAAGATACGTGGCGATTGATCGATCAAGAGGAATCTTCGCGTCAAGCACAAGTTGTGGCGGTGCTCCCTGATCGATCAATAAACGCGTGTTATCCGTACATTCTATATGCACGATCGGTTCATCATCATCCGGCCATGATGCGCTCCATTCATCAACCCATCCCTGAAATCGAAGGTTAGTGCGCGTTCGCCCGTGTCGGTCCTGATACGTATCCGGAACAAGATGCAACGGGCTTCCGCCCGTCCCGCTCGGGGCCCCGCCAGGGGTCGCGCGAAGCCCGCCCGACACCCCCCGCTTGAAATCTTCTTCAGATACCGTCCCCAAATAGAATTCAACCGCACACGCACGAACAACGCGAGGATCAATCGGCAAATCGCGAAATCGAAGATCCGCCGATAGAGTCGATGCGGTGCGAATGCCGTTGCGTCCGACGTTCACCGCGATCGGGACTATACCCGCGATCTCGAAGGTCAAATCGTCGGAGCTTGTCGTTTGCTCTTGCGGGCCTCCCGTCGAAGTCGCGTCACCGCTCTTCGGTTCAAGCACGAGCACCCCATCGCGTTCGACGATCCGAAGCGGAGCTTCGTCTCTGCCCGTCCCCCGTCGAAGTTGTGGGGGTCGTGCCGGTGCCGGCGGTAACTGCGCTTGATCAAAATCTTCGAGCCGCACGATCAAGCGGAGCCGGGCGGATGGAAAATAGGTTTGTCGGGGTTGCTCTCGCATCGGCATTTAGCTTCACCCGATGCGTGGTTTCGATCAAGTGATTCATACTTCCTTTGACGTGTCCGCATTTTTCAATAACGGAACAACTATGATCTCCCCCGGATCGATTTCGACTTGATACGCGGGAAGACCATTCGCAATTGCGATCAAATCGGAGCGATCCGGAGTGCCATAATAACGCGATGAAATCCCCGGCAAAGTGTCGCCTTCTCTCCCGATATGTACTGTCAAAACTCCATTCGTGTTCATCCTACCGTTAGGATCTGAATTACCAGGGAGAAGCGCATTCCTCCGTTGTTGAGCAATTCTCGCCAGCCTAACGTTGGCATCTTGAACATATCCCGCTTGTGTTTGGCCTTCCCCGAAGTAACTTGCCGCCGTGAGCATACTTGAAACTTTCTGTTTCGTTGCAAGAGTCTCGGGCGCCGGGCGGCTCATGTCATCCACAAATTGATTGCAAACCGCAATTGCATTTGTGGAAACGTCAAGCGCTTGCCCCGCAAGGCTTGCAGTCATCCCACGAACCTTTTTGATCATGTCCCCGATGCGCTTCATCCGGTTCGTGATCGAATTTGCGAACCGTGCGAAGTCACGCATAAGTTGGTTGGGGCCGTCAAGGAAAGCTTCGAGTTGGCCAAGCGTGAAAGGGGTTGCCGAATTCTTCACCGCACGATTGCTCGAAACAAGCGGTGATGATTCGATCGCCGCCGTTGCTTCATTGATACTCACGATCACATCACGAAGCAGCGCCTCCGTGCCTTCATCACGGAACGCTACCACCCGTTGCTGTCTTCCTCCGCGCCCGATCCATTCCCATTCAATTGACCACCGAATATCATCGGCTCTCGTATGCGGGAACCTCCATTCCTTTGCGCGCCCCTCACGCACAACGCGTCTCGTGTTCATGCCGGTCGGAGTGTTCAACGTGGAAGCCCACGTCACACGGCACAACGCGCCCGAATAAAACAACCCATCGCACACATCACGGAGCGTCGATGCTCGCGTGATATATCGCTCCGTTCCATCATCATCCGTATATTTTGCAGGGGAGCCCACAAGCCGGGTAGTGTTCCATTCACCCTCCCATTGTGAAGGCAATTCGATCGGACCTAACACTTGCTGCGTTGCTTCGATCGTGTTGCCCGCATACCACTTAGTGACAAGCCGTTGCGCCGTGCCCCATTCCGCACCATAAAAGGGAAGCGACGAGCCACGCAATTCGAGCTTGCGCCCTCCGCCTATTTCTTCAACCGTGATCACGCTTGCGATCGTCGGGGCCACTACCGATTTCCTCGCCTAAACTAAAATTTGCACCCTTTCGCCGCCATGGTTGCCCATGTTACGAGCGGTGCTTCCGAAGGCTCTACTTTCGGAGGGGTGGTTGCATCCGAAGAACCACGACCATTTTTCCCACCGTTGGCTTCTTCGGGATCGCTTTCTTCTTCGGATGACGCTTCCTTTGCTTGTGCAAGAATATCCTTCACCGTTTCAAGCGCTTCGTTGCATTGCGCAGCCGCCGAAGCAGCGGCTTGAATATCATCTTCTTGCAACGCAATTTTCGTTTCATCGACAGCATCCTTGCATGCTGTCAAAAGCCCTCTTGCTTGCACAACTAAATCTTCAACGGTTGAAGGATCGGAAACCTCAATCGCCACGTCTTCAATTTCTTCCACAAGCGATTCGACTTTCTCCGTTGTATCTTCCGCCATGTCAACGAATTCTTCCGTCGAATGTTGCTCCGTCCCCGCCGCGTATTCAGCCGCTTGTTCCTCGGGGGTTTCCGCTGCTTCATCCTCTAGGGTTTCTTCCTCTTCAACATGCCCCCCGTATGCGCCGCCGGCCCCTGCTACATTTTTTTTGAAAGCGGCATCGAGTGTTCCGTCACTTGCAGCCTCTTCTGCCATGCTTACAAGTGCGCCTAACTGTTCATCGTCCAATTCATCGATTGACACGATCGCCACCCCGGCATCTTCTAGCAATTCTTCAAACCCATCCGGGAGCGGCTCACCACCTTTGATCAACAAACTACGGATTAGCGGCATCTTGTTTTCCATATCGGTTCCTCGTTCGATTTTCGAAGGTTATCACGACAACGGTTATCAAGTCCCGAACGGACTTGTAGTGATGGCTTGAAGCCTGTTTTCCGCCGCTCGCACAATATCGCGACGGAACACGAACGCCACACGATCGGGATCTTGATCCCGAAATTCTTGTTTGATATTGAAAGTTTGTCCACCGCTCATGGATATCTTAGGGGCCGGGGTTGTCGGGGCAGCGCTCGTTTGCGCGCCTCGTTCCTGTAATTGCTTGATCAATTCTTCGAGCCCCGATGCCTTGCCTTCAACCATGGACACGAAGGCATCGATCGATTGCCCCGTGAGATCCGTCGCGAAGATGAACGTATCGGCAAGATTCTTGTTTTTCGAAAGTAACGTTGCAAGGTAGATCGCCATGCCTTGATCGTTCGCTTGCACGGCTTGAGTGAACATTGACGTTATACCTCCGATCGCCAACCCCGGGTCTTCGCCTGCTTCCTCAAGCCGCCGGATTTCTTCGTTCGTACGCTCGAAGCTTTCACCGATTTGCTGCATACGATGCACCGCGTCCATGTGTGCAGCCCATGCCGCGTCAAACGCCTCCCCCACCTTCCAGGAGTCTTCGCCTAACTCCGTCGCTTCCTTGACGGCACTTTCTCGGATATGACCAAAGGCTTCCACCTCTTGCGGCGACCACTGCCTCCATTCACCGCCGGCGGTTGCCTTTATCTGTCGTGCATATTCAAGACGGGCGTCCAATGAGCGTCCCGTTTCACCGCGCGTTCCTCCCGCTTCCTTGTAGAGCTTCGCCGCTTGTTCCGCCGCAAGCGCAGCCGTTACCACCGCCGCCGTGAACGCCGCAAGTGCCACACCCGCCGCCGCTATGCCGCCACCCGTTCCTACAACCCCAAGCCCGGGAATACCTTGCGCCGCAAGTCCCGTTACACCCTTTGCCACCTCTGCCCCCGCCGATATCACGGGCGCTACAGCACGCACTCCGAATGCAAGCGCAATTTCTTCCTTGTGAGCAAGGATGAATTCGACCACCCCCCTTGCTGTATTCACACCATCGACGATCGCATCACGTATTTCTTCGTGATGCGTCTTGATCCATTCGAACCCGTCTTGGATTGCCTTTGCCGCTTTCTCTACCCATTTTTTCACGTCGGTTGACATGGATTTTGCGAAGGCTTCGATCTCGCCGCGCCCCGCCTTCATCTTTTCGACGAGATCCTTCATGACCGGGATCAAGGCGTTTAGAAGGGGTTCCCCGAGCTTTTCCTTTGCAACCTCCCACATGTTTTCGATCGAATTGAGCAAGTCATGGAACGTCGGGGTTGCCTTCCCAAGCTTGCCCGATACTTCTTCAAGCCCGCGCGCAAGCGCTTCCGTGCGTTGCGCCTCCGTGAGCTTCGCCCAGTAGGTTGCGGCTTCCTTCGTGTTCTGCCCGAAGATCCCCGTCGTTTGGAGCAATTGGAAGAGGCGCCCGCGCGTCCGAAGCATCCCCTCCCCCATCATCCCGTATTCGCGCGCGATCGCCTCCGTGCTCATGCCAAGCACGTTGGCAACGGTTGCCATCTTCGCGACTTCATCCTTCGCCTTCGCGATGCCCGCCGCGCTCGCGCCTTCAAGCTCGATCAACGCTTGGAAAGCGTTCGCCACGTCATCGATCGGTTGCCCCGCCGCGATCCCGATTTCGTCGATCGCATCCCCGAGCGCTTCGGCTTGATCGTGCGCTTCCTTCCACGGGATCCCCTGAACCGCCGTTATCAAACCGGCGATCGCTTGATCCGCGTCTTGCCCCGCCGCCGCCGCGTCAAGAAACCCCTTCGCGAAGTCATACAAGCCCCGCGCCGCCGGGCCGATGGACATTGCCGCGAAGTTCGCGAGCGTTGCCGTGAAGAACCCCATTCCTCCCGCCGCTCGCTTTTGTCCTTCTTCTACATCGCCGAACCCATCCTTGATCCGCTTCAACGCTCCCGATGCTTGATCGTCAAGCGTTAGCTTGGTTCGGACTTCCACGTCACGTGTAGCCATACCATGAAGGGTAGCCCGCAATCCTATGGTTGCGCAATGATGACGGAAACACGTGTTTCCGTGGTCATCGCGCAACTATTCAACGGTCGGTTTCTGTGATGCTTGATATAGGATGTTCAGCTCGAAGAAGATCCGATAAAAGGTCGATATATGCACGGAGTGTCGTAACTTCCACGTCGGAAAGATTTGTCACCGAAAGATGCATATACCTACCGAGGTAGACATGACGCCTTTTGCGCTCGCGCTCTAACTCCACCGGGTCAAGAGCGTATGCAAGCGCAGCGTTGAAGCGCGCCCCGTCCGCATCGTTACCAAGGAAACCCCCAAGCCGTTGAAGCCTCCGCCGTCTTTCATCGGGATCTAAGGTTTCCCCGTATTCATCACGTCTTAACCCGTCGTGCGTACTTCGATGCAATTCTCGAAAAAATCCGTGCGTTCTTCCTCCGATAGAACATGAAGCTGCGTATATACGCGAACGAGAATTTGTCGGCATTTGCCGCCGATTTCTGTCCACCATCGATCGATATTTCCCGGTCCCGGTGAACCATCCCATGTCACCTCATACCCATCGACAGCACGAAGCATTTGTTTTGATAGCTCATTTGCAGCGCGGTTTACGTCCCCCATCGCACGTGCAAGCCCGATTTTTTCATCCGCATCTGTGAGGCTCCACACAATCGCTTGACGATCCCCCTTCCATGGGGTGTCCGTCCATTCGGCTCGAAAGCGAATGAACGCGACTTGTCGCCCACGTGGGAATTTGAACCCGGAGGGGATCTTCGCCCATTGTGGGGCCCCCCCCGCACGCGCATTCGGGATCGCGAAATAGCGCTTCGGTTTCATCACCTCCGCTTCTTCGGTGGAGTCATCCTCTGACACCTCCGCAACAGTATCCTCCGGTGATTCTTCTTCGAGGGGCAACGGTTGTTCCTGTAAGTCTTCTTCCTTGTCGCACATGATCCTTACCTCCCATGATCAAAGCGACACCGACGGCATGAGGGGGAGGGGACTTGACCCGTCGATCAAGCAGTCAACATGCCGCCGGTGTCTTCCTTTACGGAAGCGAATTTTTTTGAATCGTTCGCTCCGAAGATTTGCCTTCAATTTTCACCTTCACAAAGTCGCCGCGCGATGCGATCGACAACGGTTGCGCCCCGAATTTCACATCCGAGTAGGTCACGATCAACGTGTCGCCGTTCGCATAGAAGTCCGTGCGGATCACGTTGAACGTGACTTCGGGGGTCTTGCGTTGCGCGCGATCGATGATCGCCGTTTGCAAGTCGATCCATGCAGCTTCCGACACCTGGAATTCCAGATCGAAGCCATAACCTCGGAGAATATCATCGAATCGATCCACGACTTCCCCAAGGAAGCCGTCTTGCTTCGTTTCGAGCATGACTTGTTCGTTGAAGGTGGCTATCGCCGCGATCGAAGTCACCACGTTCCCGGCGTTCACCACCCGGATTTCTACCTCTTGCCCTTTTAGTCTTGACGCCATTTTTCACGTTCCCTTCGAATCACGCCGCGAGAATTTCTGTAACTTGAACGTTCTCCCCTACCTCTGTATCAAGCACAATCACGTCAAGCGACGGGAGCGTTCGGACTTTGATAATGATGCGAAACACGCCAGCCGCAAGGCTTTCCGGCGTGTTCCCTGACAACGCATCGATCAAGTAATTTTCAATTCGTTGTGATGCCGGGTTTCCATCGGAGCGGAGCCCTCGAAGAAACGCATCGATTTCTCCGATGATCAATGCGCGTCGAATGCGCGTTGCAAGCTTCTTGTTGAACGCCTTCATCCGAGGGGCCAACGAATCTTGAATGAAATCCGCCATGCGGCGCCGTGCGATATTTCTAAGGTTCGGATGGGTTGTCGGGTCAACGCTTGTGATACCTGATTGAATAATCGCGACACCATCATCCATCCTCCACGCCGCGATCCCGCTCGCGCGGAACGCGCGGTAGTCGCTCACCGTCATTCCCTGAACGTCGGGGTTGTCCGCTTCGACCCCGAGGATGTTCGTCGCGAACGTGGTTTGCTGCCCCGGATTCTCTTCGGGGGGCAATTGCGACATGATCGAGGCAAGCCATGTGTCCCCGCCAACGTCGATGCGACCATCCGCCGTGAAGCCGGCACCTCCGCTCAAACCCACCGAAGCAATTTGCGGAATGAATACACGCACGCCAGGATAACAATATACCACCCGTTGATCGCGATATGCTCCGACCCCCGGTTGCGCGGTTGTGCTTTTCGCTTTCACACGCGGTGTCTTCAACGGTGGTCGAATGCACGCAATCCGCCCAAAGCACCCCTCCGATGAAGATTCGATCGCGTTCGTGCGTGCCATCAATCGAACCGAATTCGATTGCCTTGCCGATACGATAACATTCGTTTCCTTCACGACGTTGGAAACGTCTTTCGTTGTATCGAATGCATCTTGATATTTTGAATCGATCGTTGCCTCCGACAATGCCGCCGAAATAGGCAACGGGTTGATCACCGCGAACCCGCCAAGGTTCGGAATCGGGAACGGAAGCACGTTGGCCGAACCGGCAATCTCCGATCCCGTTGTGCCGTCATCATTTGCCGGTCGAATCTTCACCGCATAAGGGCCGGCCTTCGCCGCTGTAACTTTCACATCTTGCATCGTTACCCATTCATCCCCGATCGAATTACGCACACGCGTTCCCGCCGGAATCACACCGTCTTCACCATTCGCAGCCGTTGACGCATCCCCCGCATTGAACCCGAGAGAAACCGCCGTACTTGCCGTGACCGTGAGCGTTCCTGTTTCCGGTGTCGTCGTGTTACACATAATCAAGCGTTGTCCTTCATCACGCGCAACGCTCACCGATGGGTTTGCCGTGTGAATTACAGTATGCACTTCTAACGAAGTCACCGCGTCAATATCCGCTACATTGCCTGTGCCGCTCGTTGTCCCGACGACAAGACCGAGTTTTGCGAGCACTCCCGCCGGTGCCTCCGCCACAATGCGAACCTCCCCATCCGTCCCGCGCTTGCGACCCGTTAGTTGGATCGCTCCCGCATTGTTCGATGCAAACGCAAATCCCGCTGCAAGATTTATTCGTGCGATCGCATCCCCGATCGTCACGTCGGAAGCAAGAAACACAACGTCAACATTGGGTTCTTCATCATATCCAATTGTTACGCTTTCACCCGCCGCAAGACCGCCAACGAATGCAACACCCGTTACCGTTGCCGCCGTTGCGTTGAATGTTGCAGCAACGGGTCCGCCCCCCACATCTGTAGAGATAGTGTCCCCCGGTTCAAGGTTGAACGTGAAGTCGGATGCACCCTTCAAGCACGCAAGCCGACGGAATTCCACCTCACCTACAGACGTATCGACGCGAACAATGATCAATCTTCGAAATTTTTTCCCCGCAAGAGCAATGAACCCGTTCCCGTTCCAATACTCCGGAATGATTGCGGCATCCGCTTTGCGTGAACGAGCGCATGGGTTTTGCGAAGGCACCCCGTCATAAGTGAATCCGAAGCCTCCGAACGTATTCAAAAAATCCGTGCTTGAAGCAACCTCACACGGTTCGTTGAAGGGGCCTTTTTCGAATTCCCCAACAATCGCCACTGTCCCCGATCCTACCCCTGTGATCGATGCCGGGGGTTCTCGATCAATGATCACTACACCTTCGATCGCCGCAATCTCTTCAAATCCGGGATCGAATAAATAACGTCGAATGAAACCGGCCATGTCTTAGCCTCCGCTCGGGTTCGTTGCTGAAACGATGCTTGCACACCACCTTGTCAGCCGCAACCGCACCGACAATTATCGTATGATGACACCACCACCTCAAAAGCTTCCACCGTTGCAATCCCGTGAGAATGAGAAATGTTTGTCAAATGCACTTCTGGAACCCGCATCCCAACCATAAGATGTGCCCTTCGCCTTCCCCGAACCACGTCGGGGTCGTCGATGTATCGGGTTTCCACAAGCCAAAATTCAGCAATTTGATCGTAATAGTCAGGGAGCATGATTCGGGTTGAATAGCTTTCCTCTACCGAACGGAGCGCAACGGAAATCCCCGCCACAAGAGCACGCCGCTCCGCCCGTGTGCTTGCCCATACTTCAACAATGAACACCTCTGAAAATTCAGATGCAAGCACGAGTGCGGTTCCATCCCCGAATTTATCGACAGTTTCTTCCATTATTTTCGGGGGGCCAAGCCCGATCGGTTCATTCGATCCCACCCCGGGAAGGAACGCGATGCTTGGAAATTTCAGCACCTTCGGGTCATCCGGTTGCTCGATCAATATGTTCGCGATCGGCACTTGAAACGGGATCACGCGATCGCCTCGTTCCGTCCGATTGAAACGAAGACACGACAAGAATTGACGGAACCGACGAAGGGCAAACGTTCTCGCATCAACCGCCGGTGTCGGGGGGTCCGCACGAGGGGGCCACACCCTCCCGAACGGAGTAGTTGTTGGGGGAAGAAATTGTTGTGCTTCGTTAGGCAACACCATATTTCAAGGTTACATGGAAGCCATTTCCCGTGCGACTTCTTCAGGTAAAAATTGGGGGGCGTAATACTCCGTAGCCTCTTTCAATATCCCGAACCCCTGCCCACCGTTGAAGACCCCCCGCTGCTTCATCTTCCGAAGCAAATTAAATGCGAATGAGTGTGCCTCAATCTCGTTCGAAACGTAATGCTTACGGAGTGCCCATTCCGCCAGAATTTCACGCACACGCCTTCCCCCCTTTACATTCGAAGCGCGGACGCCGTGCTCAATAAACGCCGCGTGAAGCTCCCGGTTTTCGATCACCGCACATTCCTTCCCCATTTCCGTTGTGAGATACGCACGCCACCCCGCACGAAACACGCCGCGATCCACGGGTTGCGGAGAACGAGCCGGAATGATCTGCGTGATGATCGTTTGATGAAGCCTCATCGCCGTCGATAAAAGCCCACGAAGCGCAGCCTTTTCCATTTTTTTAGTTAGCTTCTTCCCGAAGAATTCCTTTGCGTCTTCAAGCTGTAAAATAATGGTTGCCATGCATTCAACATAGCATCACCCCGAACGTCAATCATCGGGGTCGATCCCGATCTGCGAAGTCCCGTTGCGCGCGAAGTCTTCGGAGCTTCGTTCAAGTAGCACGGTCCACCCGACGTTGCCTTCATCGAGCCACGGGATCCCGAGCACCCGGAAGCGTTGCCGCTCCGCCGGATCATCGCCGCGCCCGTCTTCGACAAGCTCGTAGAAGAAATCGATCGGCTCGGGGATCGGCACGTTGTCGGAGCGTCCGGGGATCCGCCGCCCTGTTAGTTGATCAAAGGTAAACTTGACGGAGATCAACGAAACACGAACCGTTCCCACCGGAAGCACACCCGCCGAATAAGGCATCCGCATAATGCCTGTGGCATCCGATACCTTCGGGGTCGGAAGCAATTCGACCCGAGCAAGCACTTGCTCTTGCCCTTCGCCGCGTTCATCGCCCGTGAACTTCGTCCACGTCAAGAACACACGCCGCGAGCGGAGCCCGAACCGGGTAGAAAATTGCCGCAAGCGATCCGCCCGAAGCCCGAGCCGGTTTGCGAGCGTTCGCTTTGCCTCCGAAGGCGTCAACGGTCGGGGTCGCGGCATTACTGCCCCCCTTCGCACTTGACGTTGCACGCGCGTACCGCTTCAAGCGTGCGCGCTTCCCGGATGCACGTAGGGCCGCTCGTGTTCGTGTTCCACACGTAACCAAGCCGCGCGATCTGTTCACATCGCGCTTCGCACTTGCCCGGCTCTTCCGGCATCGCCTCCGCCCTGCATTCGGGGAACGTGGCAAGCACGATGCACGCCCCTTCACAAGCACTCGCCGTTGCCGGAACGTGGGGGTAGGGGTCGGGGGAGCACCCCGCCGCGAGCATCACGCACACCACCAAACGAAGCCCGCGCTTCATCGGATCCCCTTCCCAAGCGTCTTGAACATCGCAAGCGCCAGCGTCACGTTGATTTCAACCGCCCACACATCGGAAGTGTCGTCGCTTGCGACTTGCCCCCATGTATCGCGTCGATCCGCCATTCCCCACGATGACACATGATCGAGCCCGTCGGGTCCATAGCTCGGGCACAACTCAATATGGCGCCCCACGATCGGGCGCCCGTCACGCGAGTAGGGCCCACGGTCGGGGGTCCACCGTTGCGCCTCCATGTCCAACGCTTGTCCATGAAGGATGAACCTCGCGCTCGTTCCCGGCGCCGATAGCGCCAACCGAATATCTCGGTTTCGCGCTTCGCCACCCGTCACGATCCGCCGAAGGGAGAACCACGCACGATCGGGAGCGATGATCAACGCGCCGAAGTCCGGTTCCGCGTTCACCTTCGAAGACACGAAGGGCCACGCCTCCGCCGGGATCACCCCCGGTTCGCGCACGACTTCCGCCGCGTCCGTCGGGCGGCATCCCAGATCGAGCACCACCCCGCCCGCCGCCGTGCGCCGGCGTGTAAGCCAGTAGCCCGCAAGCACGGAGATCCACACCGGGGGGAGTCCGTGAAGTCCAAGCGTCGCCCATAGTGCTCCCGCAATCGCCCACCACACGCACGAAGACGTGACCGATTGATCTCCGCCCCGTCGCACGAAGCGGGAAAGCGTCGAGCATGTGTCGGGTCCGTCGCCGGATGCGAACCCGAGCGTCCCCCATGGCACGACTTCCGGGGGGGTCGGGTGATGCCCGAACCCCTTCACTGCAGAACGCTCCCGGAAGGCGCTGGGGTTGCGCTAGAAGGGTCCGAAAACGAACCGTTAGCCGGGGGAGGGGCTACGGGCCCCGCCGCACTCGCCGACCCCGCCACGCCCGTCTCGCGCGCTCGCATCGCGACAAGCTTGTCGAGGCAAGAATCTCGATCGTCGGTAGGGGCGCACACCACCTCGATCACGTCGAGCACGTCGCGCGCGATCCGACGTTGTTCCCCCGTGCATGATGCCACCACGCACGGAGCGATCATCATGGCGATCACCGCACCGAAGAACACCGCATCACGTCGTTCCATGTTCACCTCACCACCTCACCGGAACGTTGACACCATGACCATAACGCTTGTCGAATGGGTTCGCGCAAATCCCGAGCAGGTTAGCAAGCGATTGACGCCACCTATCATAGCGCTCTTCCAACGCCTCTTGTTCATCCGGGCGGACGTCGATCTCGCCTACCTTGCTCACTGCGAGAAGCTCATGGTCGGCGATCATTTGCTCTTCGATTTGATCGAGGATCGCGATATGGCGTCGCACCTCGGGGAGCGCAGCATCGAGAACGCGATTCATCGCACCTTCAACGAGAAATTGGGGCTCAAATGATGCGGGGGTTCCGAACACGAAGGTTTGAGCCTCCGCCACGTTCAGGTAGCCCAAATGATGACGTATCTTGACCCGCTCTTGTTCCGTCAAAGGCACCGCGAACCCCCTTCACGTCACATGATCGGCGACGTGCGATCCGCCGCCGTGATCTCTTCGAGCACGATCCCTTGCCGTTGCAAGTTACGGATCGTGTAGTTCAGATCGTTGATTTCCTTGCCCGGCTTCAACATGGTTCGAAATCCGTTGTCTAATACGTACCCACCTTTGACAACGCGAAACCACCGCATGGGGGGAGGCGGGGTTTCCGGGGCGGCATTTCGAATCGTTGCATCACCTACCACGTCGGATGCACCCGGTAGTTCAAGTGTCACTTCGGGGATAGGGCCGGAATCTAACACTTGAACATTTTCATCTTCTTTTCGTGTATCAGTGCTTTGTAGTTTTCTCATGATCAAACCTCCCGTGTTTATGCTGGCATCATGAGCCCCCGTTGTCTATCGCATCGAAACGGGTTCCCCAAGTGTCGGGGAAGATGCAACGATCCCCGTCACGACACCATGAAGCAATATCCCCGCATGATGCAATTTGTGTCCCGTGTCTATATCGTGCCACCGATCCATGAATTCGGCGGTTGTGAGATATACACGAGATCCCACCACCGCCGGATCCTCGAATAAAATTGCATCGCGATCGATCGCTACTGGAATAACGTAGTGCCCCTCGTTCCATTCGTTCGTGTATCCCCCCACCGGGGGGCCGGAATTCTTCCACGCTTGAAGCACGACGATCACAACGTCACCTCGTGCAATTGCCGATTCAAGATCCGCGATTGTCAAATGTTCGCGTGCCTCCGCATCGACCCCGTATGCACGCGCAACCTTTACCATGTTTGCAATCGTGGTTCCGTCTTGTGGGGTTGTGTCTAATTCATCGGCAAGCGTTGCTTCGTCCACCTCGTGTCCATACCACGCGAGAGCAGATCGAAGCGTAGCCGGGCCGCACGTATAGACGGTTTGTTGGTATGCGTCCGGAAAGTCGCGAAACTTCCCGCCATCGTAAAGCGCCCATGTTCGAAGACCATTCGGTGTCACCCGATGAAGATAAACCGGAGGCGTTCGCGCTGCAAACGAACGCCACTATTACATGGTGAAAATTATGTGAAGGATGAAGAGGGGGTCACGCATTAGTCTAACGCGTGTTCGACAACGATCGCCCGCTTGTAGCGTTCAGGGCCACCGCTCGAAATATCCGACGGAATCGGAAACGACGTTGTGATCGACCACGAAGCCGCCACCACGTCTTGGAGTCGGTTAAGCGGAGCACGAAGGATCAACCGCACCCGCTCTGTCTGCACTTCTACGCCAGCGTTCACCACCGTGAATTCGCCGACTTTGCCCGTGATGCCCGCCTCCGTCACGTATGCCTTTTCATCGAGGTATTTTTCAACAAGCGCACCTCGCCCCGTAACGATCACGCGTCCGATATTGATCCCCGAATCGTTCGTTGTTTCAGCGCCTATATCGCACGAATAGAACGAACCACCGGCACCCGTCGCAACACGATCGCCAGCGTTCCCATAATCGGGGGATTCTGTGTTCAGGAAGCACGCGCACCCGGCGATCGTCCCGATGAACGCTTCCTGGTAGTACGTATGATCGGGAAGCGCCGTGTTCAAGCGCTGGAATGCCGGATCCGCGAAGACTTGCGAATTCGCGTCCGTCGAAATGTGCGCGTGATAGTAGCCGTCTTCGTGCGGTTGGACATTCTGTTTCCTAAGCTTGTTCACCGCGTTGATCAGGTCTTGCAAAACGAACGTATCGCCGCCGCCGATCGCGTCAACCGACGTTCCACCGCCCGAACGAATGATCATTGGACGTTGCGACGAAAGCACGGGGGTTCGTGCCGCAATACCACCACCACCGATCGCCGCGTCGAGCAAGAGCGTTCCGGGTCCAAATGGATCATCGGGATCATCCGGGGTGTATCCAATAACATTGCGAACCCCCACACCCGCGATCGTGATAGCAAGAGGGGTAGCCGGCGAGACACTTGCCGGCCTAACTTGCGCACCGGGAATAACAACGTCAATAAACCCATTCAATGCCGCCACGCGGATTGTCGTATCTGGCGCGCCCGCTGCAGCAATCGTTACCGTGTGCCCCGAAAGATAGCTTTTGAAAAGCTCATTCCGAGGAATTCGGTTCAATGATTGACCGGCTTGTAAACCTAGCTGATGAATGTTGCGCAGGAACAGATCGGCGTTCGCGACGACGCTCGTCGGAATGTGCGTGTCGATCGTCCCCGCGTACCGTGCGAGCCGAGCTACCCATTGTTCAAAACTCACCGTTTGCGGGGTGGGGTCAACACCCGCCGCAAGAGGCTTCACGATCGGGCGGAGAAGCCCGGGGCGGCTCATGAAAATTTCGGTGCCTGTATTCGCTCCCCATTCCTCCGCCGATGCTTCGCTCCGATACATGAGCGCCGGGAAGAGCCCATCATGGAACGCCCTTTCAAGTAAGCCTTGCTGAACAAGGTTTAGAATTGCAGGGGGAACCCCTAAAACTAATGATCCAGACATGATCAAGCCTCCATTGTGTGTGCATCCTTCGAGAGCATTTGCGCTCGTTGCGTGCTTGCGGTTTGGCTTGATCCACCCTGTTTATTCCGCCGGGGGCCGCGTAAGTGCCGCCGCTTGCCGCTTGGTTTATATGAAGAATGCACCGTGAAAACGGGGGGAGTCAAGTCCGACGGAAACACGTGTTTCCGTGCAACGCCCGAATGCTAAGTGTTCGATGTCCCGACATGAATTGCGGTTGCCCCGTTGGGAACCATTACACGCACGAAACACGGCACGTCAACAATCGCAAGCCCTATTGTCAAAGGAATTGCCGCATCCGAAGACAATGAAAAGGTAGTGCCCCCACCGAAGCTTGCGGTTGATAGTGCAAGCCATTTGTTAGGCGTTACCTTGCACCATAACTCGCAATCCGGGGTTCCATTTTCAGCACCTAACCAAATCCCTTGAATGCCGGTTGGCGATTTTGGAATCGTAAATATTCGCTCCGGGGGAGGCGCAATCGTGTTCGGTGCGGAGTCTACATTTAGAACCGCTCCGCCATTTGAAATCGTATGTCGTGCCGCACTCATATCACCACCCGCGAAGTCCAAGCCGTTTCATCGCTTGTTTAACTTCATGCTTATTCATCGAATTTGGTTGACCGGGGCGAAACGTTTTCCCATCTACCACCGATGGATCGGTGTTCGTTGCCGCCGGGGGAGGGGCCGGCTTTGCAGCCGACGGTGAAGAATTCACCGGCTTTCGCGTTGAAGATTTGGGTTTCGTTTCTTCGGGGGGTTCCTCGGGGCGTGCAATCGCAAAGTCGGGGTTGTCCTTTGCGAACCGTGCGAACCATCGATCAATATCGCGTTCAGTGAGGCGTGCTATTTGTCGCTTCGAGAGCCCGGAAAGGTATTCAATGAAATCCGTTCGTGCATACTTATATCGCGACGGAAGTATATGCCTTCCGACAATGGATTGAATTTGCGTTTCTTGCCGATCATATACACGCGCGGTTTGGGATTCTCGAAGCTGCGCTTCGATTGATTCACGTTGCGCGCGTTCCTTCGCTAGATCCGCTTGTAAGGCTTGCTCACGCGTCAGCTTCGCCCGTTCCGCTTTTTCTCGTTCCGAGCGAAGCTTCGCTAACTCTTCACGTTCCGATTTGTATTTCGACGGGTCTTCGATCCCTAACTCTCGAAGCACCCGTTCGCGTTCCGCCTTGCGTTCACGTGCAAGCCGTTCCGACAGCGCCTCCGGTGGTAAGTCCCCCGCCATGGTTCGCCGCCGTTCATTCGTTGGCGAAGAATTATCCGCCGGTTGTGGGGGATTAGGTTGGGTTGTTATGTGCGCTTGTGGGGTCGGTTCATCGGTGCCTATCCGTTGGCCGGTCGATGAACCGACGAAATTCGTGGTCGGCACCGTCGTGCCGGTTTGTTGCTCTGAATCTGTCATTGTTATTCCTCCCCGTGCCTCCCGCACGGTTCATCGTTAGATCGTCGTTTCACCCGATTCGAGCAACGATCCTAAATCGTCAGCAGCAACAATAAGCAACCGCAAAGTCGCTTCCGTCGCTTCACCCGCTGCAAAATTGACAATCTCTTTCGCATCATCGAGTGCAGCTTGACCCGCCGCCGGTGCCGTCCCGGGGGCGACGATTTCTTTTCGACCCGCCGGAGCGCCCGTCGTAACTAGCGCGTCCAACAAATAAATGACACCGCGATCTGTAATATGCGAAGGAAGCGCAATCGCATCCGAATCTACCGTTGCCGTATATTCCACCACATCCCCACGTTCGGGAACATAGGTCACGTCAAGGCTTTCCCATGCGTCCGCCGCAAGCGTCACAATGTCACCATTAGGGGCAACGGCAATCTCCGAAGCAGCCGGAACAACGTTCGGGAGAACGATCGTTAGCTCACCGGGCGTGCCTACGCCCGATCGCGCATACGCACGAAGAATCGCCGATGCCTTCGCATCATTCGGGAGCATACATGCAAACAACGTTGAATCGACCCCATCATCCGCAACCGGAGTGTTTGCCCGAATCACTTGCGGGATTTGACCACGAAGCACTTTCCCGATCTTCGCCTTGCGAAACAGATCCGCGATCGTGTTCGGGTTTGCCCTATCAAAAGCATCTTTTGTTGCCATGGTTCTTCTTCCTCCATTATCGCGTTCCGCTCGCAAAAAATTCAATTTGCGCGCTTCCGCGCACCTCGACCATCTTCAAAAATTTCACGTCGGAGAATTCAAGCAATGACATTCCATCTTGCTGATATTCCGACACGACGTTGCCACCTACTCCATCGTCGCACGTAAGCCTAACGTCAATCGGACCCGCGCTTTTCAGATAAAGCGTGTTTGCTTGCGTCACCGTTCCATTCGCCCCCACATCCGCAAGCTGAACATACGCAACCGCACTCGTGATCGTGCGTTGCAAAATTCCCGTTGCTGCCCCGAACCCCTTCGGGTCCGTGCGAAGCTTCAGCGGCACGTTGAAAAGCGCAGCCGGGAAAACTTCACCACCGCTTGGGGGCCCACCGATCAACGCGCCTTGAAGCTGTACTTGCCCCATGACTTAACCCTCTACTAACTTGAACGGCTTGTTTGCATTCTGTCCGATTGCTCGTGTGCCTATGTCTTCCGCTTGCGGAGGATCAATCGTGGGTTCGACCCCATCGCTCACAACCGAATCAGCATTCATTGTCGGGTCGCCACCCGATGCTTGTTCATCGTTCGAATTTGTTGCAGTGAGCACACGCGGTGTCACACCATTGCCACCGCCACCGCGTGGATTCACGATCAAATTTGCCGGTGTAACTTTGCCATTACCAGCGCCACCGCGACCATCACCGAAAGGATTCGTTGTTCCATCACCCGATTTTGCCATGTCTCTTTCTCCGTTTTGAAGGCTACCGCTTCATCGCCTCACACGTCAACGCAACGTGAATCAATCGAAGCGCATCGGTGGTTTGTTCGCATCATTCACCGGCCCCGATGGTTTCCATGGTTTCTCTTCCATGATCCCATCTTCCCGCGTGGTCGAATCATCGACAGGATGATCGGGGGTTCTCACGTCGGAAGTGTAAATGGAGGGGGGCGTGTCAACAATCTTGAAAGGCTTTCCCATGCATCGAAGGGTAGCACGCACGGATCAAGGGGAGCAACGAGGGGGCGCGTCAAGGGCGCCGCTTGCCGTATCCAAGCCGCTCCGCCGCCTCGCGCATGCGTTCGATCACGATCGCTTCATCTACGCCATGCTGGCGCACAAGAGGCACAACTAGCTCCGTAGGGGGGGAGCCGTCATACTTGCGAAGCAGGGCTTCGTAGGCTTCGATCGTTTCGTCGATCGACACCACCACGGGAAGGGAACGAAGGGGGCTCATGCTTCCATCATACTGCGATCACGGCTTCGACTGAAATCGTGTGTCGTTTAGCATAGCTTGCTCCATGGCGGTTCGCTTCGCCTCGCCAAGCTTCACCTTCACCGGCTTGCCTCGCACGTCCACCTTGATCCCATCAAGCGCGTCAACGTACATGTGGATCAAGTCTTCCGGCGTTGAAGCGATCGCCGTACCCTGCCGCATGCGAACGATCGCCCGATCGATCACGTCGGGGATCGCGTCGGGATGGAGCCCCGTGTGCTTGTGCGTAAAGTCATACAGGGCCGCGATATATTCGCGATATGGCCCCACCGAATTGTCAACCCACGTTCCCGCATCATGCACCGGGCGAAACCCTATGCGGTCTTCGAAAGGCGCCGATCGATCCGCTTGCTCCGCCGTCGCACGCCTCCGCGATCGTTCCACCACGCTCAAGCTCGGATCTTCTTCGAATGTCTGCTCGTGACGTGGTTGCTTGACGCTGAAAAGCTCCCGCCACTTCCGCCGCGCATAAAGCTCCGTAGTCGCCTCTTCAAGCCCCACGCCCGAGCCGCGATAAGCGCCAAATCCGCATGGTGAGAAGCCGTGGGATTCTTCGTGGAACATCGTTGCAAGATCAGGTGAAGCCGTCCGCTGCCCCTTCTTCACCGCCGCAATGGCACGTTCAAGTTTTGCTTCCGTGTCGCCAAATTGTTCGATCTGGATCGTTCCGTCCCACAAATGGTAGCCGGCGATTCCGGGCGGGAGCTGCTTGATTTCGAGCGCTCCCATTCCGGTACGCAACGCCGCAACGTCGCGCGATTGAATCCCGTCGTTTGCGTACCAGTCACGGAACGAAGAGCGAAACGTCGCGCGCTTCTCCGGGGAGTCAACACCGTCCGGGAGCGCTTCGACAAATTGCGCATTCGTCTTAGGCTTCGGGCTTCGGTGATCCAAGTCGATCACTATCACTTCGTCTTCGAATTGCCCAAGCAAGCGTTGCGCCGCAATGCGTGACCCCCCCTGGAGCACATAAATTTTTCCGTTGTGCTTCACCGTCACCACGCCGGCGCCCGTTGTTTGAAACCCGCCCACCTCCGCCGCGCGGATATGATTCCGCGCTTCGAACAAATCGAAGTCGCTCCGCGTGAACGAAAGGCGATCAAGTCGCACGCGTTGACGCGTCACACCGGAAGAGGGGTCGCTCAACAAGGATTCAAGATTGTAGCGATCGGTTGTCGCGCTGATCGAAACCCGTTGCTCGATTTCCCCCTTGATCTTCGCCAGCGTGCGAGGCTTCAGAACGTCGAAGCCGAGCGATTCCAGGGGCCCAAAGCCCGAAGCGAACGAGCCTCCGCGTAAGTGTTGAAGCGTCCGCATCGCGCGATTCTGTCGCGCGCTCCCGCCCATATCGAAGCCTTCGACGATCTTCCATGGCACAAGCCCGAGCCCTTTGGGCTTATCCCCCGAAATGTCGTCATACCCGATCGGGCTCGCGTCGCCCCACTCCATCCCTTTTCCGAGCCGGGGCAACCGCTCCCCGTCGATCGTCACGCTCGGGGCTTCTTCATCGAAGCCCGGTTGCGAGATCGGCGGAGGCGGAGGCGCCTTGCCGATCTCGTCGCGTGAAAACCCGGGGGGTTCCATCGCCGGACGTGCAGGGGGGGAACCTCTACGCTTCTCCAATTTCCACCTTGCGAACACTTCGGAGTCACTTTTCGGCGTAAGCTCTTTCGGTAAGGGCCACGACATACGATGAGGCACCACCACTTCGCGATCGTTCGGGCGGTTCGGGGGGTGCATGTAACTCCCCCACCACGAATCAAATGGTTGTTCGGGGTAGCGTATCTGCCCATGGACGGCATAACTATCCGATGCCGTGCGATTGTCGAATACCGCGACAAGGATCTTGATTGTGTCCTTCAGTGTTTTGTTCGCTTCAACAATCGTCTGCCACCCCGCGCGGTTGTGCGCGTTCATCGTTTCGGTGCGAAGTATCCGCTCCGCCCATCGGGTTGCGACCCCCGCGCCTTCTTCCGCGCGCCGCCCCACAAGGAACGGCGATTGCTCGATCAATTCGTTACGAACGTCATTCCATGGCGCCCGTGTGATGAAGCGCCGTTGCATGATTTCTTCAAACTTGCCCACCACGTTCAAGCCGTACCGATCAAGGATCCCGAGCTTGCCGAGGTGCGGTTCAGCAAGCGACGATTGCGGTTCGCCGCTTGTCGCGAGGCGCCGAAGCACGCTTGCCTCCATCCCGCTCGAAACGCGATCCATGATCGCCGCCTCGTTCAGCATGAGCCCTTGCGCGGACCCCTTGAACGAGCGCTCCGCCGCTTCAAGGTAGGCGATCGTTTCCTTCGTGCTTGCCGTCGCCACCGAAGAGGCGGAGCTAACCACCGTGCTCGAAAGCATCGGACGGATCGACCGAAGCACGTCTTCGATCTGGTTCAGGGTCACGCGCATTTGCGTTGCCGTGAAGCTCCCCGCACCGGGCCCCCCGAGCCCTTCGGCTTCCCGGAGCCGGCTTTCAAGATCCGCCGAAGCGCGCGTCATGATCTCGTGAAGCCGGCGCATGGGGGCTTCGCCGGGCCCTTCGCCCTTCACCCACGCGGAAGCGCGAACAACGTTCTCCCGCAAAAGGTCCGCCGGATTTCGCGCCATGGCTCACCCCGCCACGGAAACACGTGTTTCCGTCACTTCACCCCGCCGCCCATGTTCCGATATACATGAGCCACAACCGCCCATGGTTCATCATATCTTTCCCAATGGCCCTTTTCGACCGCCTCCCTTGCCCTATTCCAGATCGAGGGGGAAGCAACCCATGCCGGCGGATTTCCGGGGACCCGCTTTGCCGTTCCCCATCCTCGGATTTGATCCCGATAAATCGGATCGATCCATGATAAGTCATCCGACGTTACACCGAACGATGGCTTCGCCTTAATTGGATGGATGCCGTTCTTTGCCTTCGTTGCCCATGTCAAAAGATCATCACTCATGATTCACCCTTGACCCCCGGGGGCTTCGTATCCTTGGAAGGAACACCTATTGTGTTCGGTGTATTTGAAGCCCCCGGCTTCGCACCTTGCACAACGGAAACCTTCGGGGGGTCCACAAGCGGGACCCCCGCCGCACGCTTCGCCGCATAGTCCCCTTCCGTTGCGCCCTTCGCCTCACGCTTCGCTTGGAATTCCTTGATCGTCAAATTGCCGTCGGGATCAATCGTTCCATCGGAACGCATGAGGGGGCCTAACCCCGCCCCCCGTCTTCCTTCATTCACCGTCACGATCGAAGCAAGGTCCGTGCTGGTAAGCTCTACCGCGGTCTTACCAGAAACAAGCACACGTCCTTCATCGATCGAAGGCTCATGCTCTTCTTCATCGATCGAAGGCTCGTGCTCTTCTTCATCGATCGAAGGCTCGTGTTCCGCATCGAACGAACGTTGCCCCGCCGCCCTTGCCACCTCTGCTAGTTCGTGATCTGTCGAAATATCACCACCCGTTCCGTAAAACATTGAATCTTGCGCCGCAAGCTTTGCGCGTTCAGCGGCTTCAAGCGCCACAATCTCCGAAGTAGCATCGAGCCCGAACATTGCAGACACAAGCATTGCGCCCCCACGTTGCGACAACACCGGCTTTCCCACCGTTGCTGTCGTTACGGTTTGAACAGCTTGAAGACGATCGTTTGCCGTCGGCGCGAAAAAATCATCCCATTCGAGATCAAGATCCCCTCCGTTGCCAGGGGTTCGCTCTTCAACCTTTACGGTTTCTTTTCCGGTAGGTCGCCCATCTTCATCAAAGATGGGTTCGCGAATGATGCGGGGAGGAAGTGAAAGCCCATAGGAAACTTCGCTTTCAACCTTATTCCCTTGTTCATCCGTTTCGATCACCGTTTCCGTGATCGAATATATCGCCTTTGCACTCGCAATCATTTGTTCAAGCAAGCGCTCAATTGCCGATCCATATTGTGTCCGAAGCATGGTCGCTTTCCCGAGCATCGGAGCGTAGATCACCTTCAACGCGACGGATGACGTTCCCGCCGCCGTTATCGTGTTCGGGTCCGGAATCACGCATTGCGCGACTTCAAGAGCAAGCCCCCTTTGTTGCTTGAACAAATCGACCCCGGCAGTGATGCTTGTGCCTGCTAATTCGAGGTAGTTTGCATCGCCGCTTTCCCCAACCGCAAGCGCATTTTCCGACCCCTTTCTCACTCCAAATCTGTCAATCAATGCTCGATCCATCTTCAACACAAGTGTTGGATCAAGGTTCAATTTTGCGCCGCGTGAAACGACACTATTCAACGTGTCTAGCTCGTTCGCTTGTTCGTAAAGCTCCGCATAGTCCGGTTGTCCATCGATCGAAGTTTCATCTTCATCGGGGAGGTTTTGAACCCAAACGAAATGTGTGAACCCGTCACCATGAACAATGGTTGCCTCTTCATCGATCCGCCAAATCGGCTCGTTCTTCGTGACTTCGACTTCATGAAACCTCACGTCAGCGACGGGGGTCCAGTCGCGTCGGAACCAATACCACCGCCGCACAATCGTTCGCTTTTCAGGATCCCATTCATCACGGGGGGTTTGATAAAGCTCCATCACATGATCGGGAATCAGCGCATCACGATCACGCCATTTGTGGACATGAAGATTTTTCCCATTGTGAACACGCACACGAGGTTTGCCTTCGATGAACGCCCACGACAAGCCCACGGTTCCCACACTCCCGCCAAGGTTTCGCGCTCGAAGCATGACCGATCGAAGATGCGAAGCCTTCACAAGCGAGTCGGCGAAGTCTTGCGTTTCGGGGTCCACGTCCCGGATCACCGGCCATCGATCATGACCGAACACGAGCCCCGTAAATTCTTGAACGACCACCCTCGCGAGCCGATAGGGGTTCGACGGTCGCCGTTGATCGAGCGGAACGAAGACCGGAGATTGAAGAGAAGTCAAAAGCGGCTGCGAACCCGTGATGCCTCCCGCCGGTATCACGCGCCCGTTGAAGTCAAACGTCTTGTGATCATGTTGCGTGCAACGATAGAAGCGCTCCCGAAATTCGAGGATTGATCTTCGAGGGGAAGACCAAATTCGGGTTGCGCCTAGTTCCGGCCCCATCGTTGTATGATCAAGCCCGAACGAACTAGGTAGCATTGCGATTCCTTCAAAGTGAACCGACGATTTCGAAGCCGTCATAGTATCGTCGCTTTCTCCCGCCTCGCGCGAATGCTTCCACGCAACGGCTTGTCAACCGCTTTCTTCGTCCGCTTGCGCGCGATCGGAGGCGCGAGTAGTTCCGCCGCCTCCGCCGTGATCGGTGATTGCGCGAACGCATCTTGCAAATCGTTGTCAAACGATTTGCTCGTGTCTTCATCGCCGCCGTCAATCATGGAAGCAATGCTCACGCACCACATTCCGATTTGCACAAGGATCGTTGCGATGAATTCACGGAGGGGGTTCATTCTATTAACATACTAACTTTAGAAGACTTGAACCAAACGGATCCTAATCGTGTGATCTCTAACCATGAAACATCCTGCCCGTAAAAGTCACGAGAAACTAGCTCATTCGCACCATCCCATTGAACCTTCAATCTACAGTTTGTCTCAATCGGAAGCACCGCTGAAACGGCGCACGAAACATAATTTTTGACAAGCGGAAAAATTGTCCATCGACGAAGCACCGGGTCCGGTTGTTCTACATCCACGAAACGGATCGTCACCGGATCTAGGGCCGAATCATGATCTAACATGAGCGTTGCGGATACGAGATAAAGCCCGCTCCGTTGAACAATATAGCCCGTGTCCACCCCGTCATTGTGACGTATGATGCAGTCTTCATATTCGGGCGAATTGAAGTCTGCCGACGTATAATCACCTACGTTTCTCGGTTGTGGACCATCCCCCGCACGCGACCACCTCCCACGAACACGGATCACGTTGTCAAGGGGTATCATGATCGCACCCCCACGAATGCCGCACACGATAGGGCCGGAGCTATGAGGGGAGGGGGGTTCGTTGTCGTATAAGGGTTGGCTTCCGTGCTTGCCGCTCCCGTTGTGAATAGACGCATTCGCTTTGCGCCGATCGGCACTTCGTATTCCATGTAGCGAACGAATTTGAACCCTTCAACCGAGCCAACGAGTATGAACGAATTCGAATGCAACAATGTAATTGCACCTACAGCTTCATCACCCGATGGGTAAATCGGTGACGGATCGGCGATCGTTTCATTCGTTCCGATTGCCGTTGTATAGGGCGGCTCCCCTTCGTCGCCATTGCTCCACATTGCGTGAAATTGAATCCCCCATCGGTTGTGCGTTGTCGTATCACGGCCTTCAACCCCAACCCATAAACCTATGCGATTCGCTTCAATCGGGATTTCGATCGCTGATGAACACACCTCCGCAAATCGATCGAATGCAAACACAATCGGCACAACATAGCTTTCCGATGCCAAAGCCGCTACATCGCGATCCTCAATCGGAAGTCCTATCATATCGAATGCCGGGTCTGCCGTAACACGAACACGCGTTGCATGTTCAAGGCGAAGTCGTTTTCCTCCATCCTTCGTTGTTGCCAACCCGGGGTAGGTCACATTGATTCGTGCCGCCACCGCCGCCGCCGAATCATCACCCGCTTGCATTGTGATCGTGGAAGGTACGCCTGCACCTACTCCAATATCGATCGTTTCCCCCCCTACAATTGCCGAAAAGTCCGAAGCCCATCCATCTATTTTCGCCGATGTTAATGGTCCCCATTCAAGGGCAACACGGGGCCCAAGACGGTTGCGATTGTTCGGAGGATAAATCGTAGCCATATCATTCTCCCTGCCCTCATGGGGCAAATTCAATTATCACGCACAATCCTTCCGGAGTATCCGGTGGATTATCCGTTTCGACTTCTTGAAGGAACACTTCCACCACGTCACCCGATGAAAGATTTTCGACACCCGGATTGAACACGTTCGAAGACACCACGGCATAATCTCCCATTGCAGTCGTGACTTGCGGTTCATTCGCCGGTGATGAAAACAAATTCGTATGGTTGATCCTAACGGTGATTCGCGTTGTTCCGGAACCACCATGCTTGCGACGTAAAAGCCACACGTTCGCGATCGTTCGCGCGGAGATCACGAGCATCGGACCATCGAACGTGCCCGGTACAGCCGCACCCGCGAATGGTCCTTCAAGTCTAAACAAGTAGGTTTCAACCGCCATGTAACCACCTCCGCCGCCTAATCGAACCCATCTTCCCGGATCCATCGCCGCAACGTCGTTCGGTTTGATCACCGACACACCATCATCCGCATCCGTTGAAACAGGATTCCATGCGAAAAAATCTTTTACGGTCCACACGAACGCAAGCATCCATGGGGCGAAAAGATTTGAAGGTTCAACCGGGCGTAGATCCGTAGGTGATTCAACATATACGATGGGCCGCACCGGAGCGCCTTGAATGAATGCATTCGCCATGCTGACAACCTATCATGCTTGCGCATCGTTACGCACGCAACACGCCCCGTCATTCATTGAAGGAAGCGGTTCGGTTCTCATGACACCACCACGAAAAGAACATCGATTGTCACCGCACCCGCTGTCAAATCCGCAAGGTTATGTGTAACGTCCGGTGTGAAGGTTGCCGTTATTTGTTGCCCACCATAAAGCCCACCCGTCGGGTTTACACCCGCCGCCCCTTCGCGTTCGTTGGTTCCTCCCGCAAGCAAATCTTCCCCCGCAATGATTGCATCGGGGTCCGTTCCGCCTACGTCAAGAAGCACCTCGGTTGCACCTCCGCCGGTGAACGGTGTCACGTCACGAAGCGAACGCCCAATTATTCGAGCGTTCACCGGAAGAACATTGCCAACGTTGAATTGTTGCGGGGCCCCGTCAACCGCCTCCGTCAAATCGGAAACGGTGATCGTCACCGAACGTCTTTGAATCAATCCGTCATCCGATCCTTTTTCACTACCTGCTACCGCGATTATCCCCGCATTGATCGATGCTTCATCATCGCCACGCATCCGTCGCATGACAGCGATCGCAGCCGCCGTCACAATCTCCGGCGTCGGGTCAACGAGTCGCCCGCCGGAAGATTCCAACTTGGTTATGATCTCTGCTTCTGTTTCGGTGTTGAACGATGTTCCAGCATTGCACACCGTTGAACCCATCCGCGTTGTGTTCAAAAGAATTTTGATCGCCATACGGGGAATTTATCCCGTATGCGGTGCTTCCGTCACGCCGATCCAAAATGAAAAGTCACTTTGCTTGCGTTACAGCCGCCCACACGACACGAAGACCTACCGCCGCACCATAAATTGACAACGCAAGAAACCCCTCCATTGCGCAATTGACACGCACCGAACCACCGATCGTCCACCCGCCGTTCGCATCCGGGGGGCAGTCGATCACGCTCGCGCGATCGTCCGCTACAAGTCCGCCCGTGAGCGTCACGCCGTGGACTCCCGTGTTCGTTGTCAACCGGAAGGTTCCCTTGCTTTCGGTTGTGTCTTCGATCGGTTCGACCCGTGCCGTCCAGTGCAACGTGGGGGTGCCCGGTATCACATAAAGCATGAGGGGGCACGCACGATGCCCTATCATGCGCTCGAATCGTTGCCCACCGTTACCCCATGATCGCCGGGAGTAACCCGCGATCGGATTTCGATCAAACAAGCTCGGATCAACCGGAAGCATCGGCGCCCCCCGACTTTGGAGCACCGCGATCGCGCGCTCGCCGTCAACGATGGTTCCTTCCCGATAGTCTTCAAAATCTTCAACGAAGATGAACATTGTTTACCCTCCCGTCACAACGAAAACACGTGTTCAACGCATACCGAAAGCCGATCGAGCCATGCTCCCGAGCACTTGGATCGCATCCGCACTCGGGACCCCGGGGGCCACCGGTGATGCATCCCCCACGACAACGCGAGCCATGCCTTCATCGATATTCATTGTTCGTACCTTCACACGTCGCTTGACGCCACCGGCCGGCACTTCGATTTCTATTGAAGGTGATAAATCTGTTACAGGAATTTTCGACTTGCTCATGAGGCAAGCCTACGCGTTCAACGGCTTTCGCACAATCACGGAATATCGAACCCACCACCGAATGCAGCTTCAAGCAATTCAAGGCGCGCTTCGATTTCCGCTACCTTTCGACGGAGGCGCTTCACTTCAACTTCGTTCGATTTGGGGGAGAAGGGGGCGTGTGTTCGCCGCCGTTTTATTGGGGGTGCATTCGTTGTCACTCGTTCGCGGATATCATTGCTCATGATCTCATGATGCCGCACGATGCTTCGTTGCGCGTCCTTCGTTGCCCCTTCCTGCGATTGTTTCATGGGGTGTCCCCCTTGGATATGATCGAAGCATTCAAGCGCACCTTGCCCCCTTCACGTGCCGCCTTGCGTGCTTCCCGAAGACGTTTGCGTAGCATCGCCGCCAACGCCTCACAAATTGCATTGATCTCTTCTTCTGTCTTCACCGTTCTTTTGATACCGCTTGCTTGCATTTTCAAAACTCCCTTCAGTTCATGACGAACCGAACGCGAATATAGGGCAAGCTTGCCAATAAAGCAAGTAGTTGTCCACGCACTCGATCGCGCTCCGATAGATGGTCGTGATATGATCCAATCATGACCTACGTTTTATTGAATCACGTCAACACACCGTCGGGGCCGGTTGCTCCGGGTAGCACCTTCTCCGACGATTCCGAGCAAATCCCCGCCCTACTTCTGTCAGGGGCAATCTTCGGCGAAGTGAGCATCGTTGGATATGAGCCCATTATCCGTGCGGAAAAAATGAAACGGAGGGGTTCACCATGGGAAGCAATTGAATTGTATTTGCTCGAAGAAACAGGAAAGAAAGCGGCAATTGCGTGCAAAGACAGAAACGTCGCGAAGTGTCTTTCCATAAAAATCCCACCGAACCCCCCCACGTCCGTTCCATGCTCGAAAGTAGATCCATGGGATAGAGCAACCCCGACGGATTATTTTATTGTAATGCGAGGTTCGCGCCTCCCCTCGGGAGCCCTAATTTGGGCGGGAGATATTATTACGGGGGAATTATGCGAATTTGCAGCAAACGAAGGTTTGGAAGTCGTGTCACCCGATAATATCCCATCCCCCACAAATGCGATTGCATTTGCTAACGAGGTTGCATCCGCAAAGCGGAGGGGAACCCGGACATGGGAGCAAAACGAACAAGCCGCCACCCGCGCCCGGTTGTCGCATTGTGTTGAGCGTTGCTTCCTTCGTGATGCTCGATGCCCCCCATTATCGTTTTCGAAAACCCCATGCTCCGCAATATGCTTCCCGTATATCGGAGGCACCCCCAAATCGTCGTTCCTCCCCTATCCCTTCCCGCGCTGACATAACCCCCACCCTTACCTCACCCTGACAAGACAAATGCGTTATAGGGCAGGTTCCGGGGCCGCACGAGCCATAAACCACGAAGGGACCGGATGACCGGTCCCTTCATCCCCTAATACCATTGGACATGAGTCGCCCCGAGTGCCGCGTAGGCTTCGACAATGCACACGAAGCGATCGATATAATCGGCAAGCCGATCCACCGAAAGCGATGATTCGACCCGCTCTTCACGAGCGAACGCGCCCGCACGACGATCGAAGGTAGCGCGTGCTCGCATGACCGCCCTTCGCGCATCAACAATCGGAAGGCTCCGTCGGTGATTCCCATGCGAGCGAATGATTGCAAACTTCGTGCCTATCATTAGGGCAAGCTTGCCCCTATATTTTCGCCCCGATGCAAGGGAGGGGGGAACGAGCCAACTATGACTTTCGGATCATAGTCAACCGACCCGCTCGCCCCGCATCGTTCGAAAACTCTTATATTCACGCACTTTGCTTCGTTTCCCCTACTATGACTTTCGGATCATAGGCAAGCACCCCGCACCCCCCGATTTATTCAAAACTGCCATGGAATAATGAGGTTCGCTCACTATGACTTTTCGGTCATACCACCACGCGACGCCCTCCATCTACACAAGGAACGATGCGAGATCCCTAGTTCTCGTGCCGCTCTTAGAATGCTCCCCGTTATCCCGATCATCCTGTCGATTCTTGCCCACGCGAACGCTGCTAGCTCACGATCCCCGCTCGCAATCATCGCTCCCAAAGCCTTTGCAAGCTGGCTTTCCCGCCGCACGCGTGCCTTCGGTTCTTCATTTGTAGGCATTCGTTCACCTCCGCCCCATTGCAAAGCACGGGGCGTGCCTCCCGTTTCGATTGTGTCTCGTGTGGCATAGCGCGTGCAAGAGACTTCGATTCAGAAGGGAGAAAAAAAAAAATGACAAACGCGCCTCACTTGATCACCTACACGAAACTCCGTAACGGTAATTGGGGTGTCCGTGGGTTCCGGTTGCTTGCCGGAATCACAATCACCGTCACGAAAAAGGACGGCACCGTGAAGACAGAGAAAATCGATCGTATCCTCTGGCAAGGTGATGATGGGATGTGCCTTGCGACCATCATTGCATCCGAGCCCTCTTACGACCGCCGGTCTTCCTCGAAGGAATCAAATTCCGGACGGTGCCGCGCTTGTGGCGGGCCGATCGTTAACACGTCCTATCAACACGCTATGCACGGATACTGTGGCGCGTGTGCATTCGACGAAATCTAGGCACCCCCACGGCACTTTCCCCCCTCCCTCTATCCTTCTGCCCCTCCCCCTCGCCCCGAAGCCTTTACGAGCCATTTACGCCCCGCCACGAAGGCTTGTGCTCGAAGGAAAGCTAGCTCCGCCACAAGCACCGGAACAAGCCTCACCACACGATACGCCGCAACCGTCGCCTCGATCGGTGGCGTTACCGGGTCAAGCGCCTCCCGTGCCGCCTCCATCGCCTCGATCATCGGGTCCCCCCTCCGCATGATGAACCCATATCATCGCGACAATATCCCCGCAATCATCCCCCCATCATACCGTTCAACGCGCGTAGTCGTGAGCCCGAACCCACACGACCGCGCTTCCTCCCTCGCAAACCATGACGCCATGAGCAAATCCCCCGTGTGAGCAGGGGGCGGTCGATAAAACACGCATTCTTCAACCCATTGTTCAATTCCTTCCGACAGCTCACCATTCGGACCGCACGGTATAATCCACGCACCATTCGCGATTTCAAGGAATAATCCTTCAACCCCAAATCTCGGATCTACCTTATTCTGCCCCGTCGTATGCGCTCGAATTGGGAGCGCTATGTCAGCTTCTAATGCGAATTGCCGGATATAATCCTGTGCTGCGTTATTTTCCACACGCAACATTCCGCCAAATCGCAAATGCTTTTCTTGTATTTTCGAAACGATTTCGGGGCCACTAAATCGCCCCGATTCCGCATCGAGTATCACTCGCTTCCCATCCTCCCGAATTGCGAACGTGAAGAACGTCGTTTTATCGTTTCCCTCCGATTTGCCAACCCCTAAGTCAATCCCCGTGAACACTGGCCAGTCCCCGTGATATTCGACCACGGGTCCAAATACATGCTCCGCTTGTGCCATGCGCTTTGCCGCTTCAATCCATTCCGATTTGCATCGCGACCCCTCCCGCGCATACGAGCGCAGCTTGTAAAGCTGTGCATAAATATGCGGTTGATGTCTATATGCATCGCGTATATCCACGAGCACCGCTTCCCCGTATTTTTCCGGCCATAATGGGATGACTTCATCGGGATCGGGATCATGCTCCGTCAACCGATACACCTCCCCCGGTTTCTCACTCGGACGTATATCGTCCGTGTCAAAATCCGGAGCATTTATGATCTCCACGTCCCCCTCCGCATTCATCGCAAGACATGGCCACCCCGCCCGTTCAAGAGCGAACGTTAGATCCGGTGCCTGTTTATCATCGCTCCATGGGGTGTTGCATATTACAATGCGAGCCCCCGTCGCATCACGACGTGATAGAACCGTGGAAAGAAACCACCGATTGACCCCCTTCCGCCCGTCCGGGGTCCGCGTGTTCTCTTCGTCAAGCAAGTCATCCACAAGGATCCACGACAAGCGCGACCCCGGAAGCGCTCCGCCATACCCCACCGCCACAAGCGACGGGTCGCGAATGCCCGGCGGGCGATCCACCGTGATCTTCGATTGCGACCACGGATCGTGCGGGTTCGGGCTCCGCCGAAGTCGCGGGAACACAAGCCGAAGCTCCGGGAATTCGTCGGGACGTTCGATGTAGTCGCGGACCATGCCCAGCGGCTTCTCCGCTTGCTCGCGCGTCGAAGAAATCATTGCACCGCGCGCCGAAGCGTCCGTCCCTATGAGCCACATGGTAAGCGACGCCATGCTGAACGTCTTCGAAAATCCGGGAGGCATCCGGATCACGCTCCGTTCATATCGGAGCACAAAATCGAAGAGCACCCGTTGATGCGGGAGCGCCGTCACCTTGCGACGCTCCCCTATCTCTTCCCGTATAACGAAATTAAAAAATTCTGTCGGATGCTTTCGCGATAACGCCACCTTGCGCGCAATAGCGCGCATCACAAGCGCAGCTTGCTCCGTTTCCGCCCCTTCGCTCATAGGTGCTTCGCCTCCGTGATCGCTATCGCCATGCTCCGCGCCAGCCGCACGAAAAGCACCACCGAAGCACGCTCCGCCGGGGTGAGCTTTCCCCATGCCCGCATCGCCGGATCATCGGGCTTACACCCCGCCGCTCCCCGCTCCGCCACGCAAGCCGTGTGAACCTCTTCCGGTGTCATACCTCGGAGCGCAAGCATGACCGCTCGCGCGATCGCTTGCTTGCCCCCCATGCGGAGCGTTCCCCATTCCACCACCCGTTCATCCCCGAGCGTTTCCGCAAACCGCCGCCTCACGTCATGGCACGCCGCCGCGATCTCCCCCACGTCCCGGATCTCCAATCGTTCCCACATCGCAGCCACCGCCTTCGCCGTGTCGCCGTCGACCCCGAACAAATCCCGCGATCCGTTCGCTTCCGCCCGCTCGCATCCCCGCACGAAATCATCAAGGTCCATCTTCGCCTCCGTCATCCTTTGCCGCCGTTGCTTGGCACTTCGATCTCCACCTCCGCCGCCTCCCGAAGCGCCGCTTCGCGCCGCTCCCGTTCTTCCGCCTCACTCGATGCGTGAGCTATCCTCGCACGCGCTATCCTTACATATTCTTCATTCGCCTCGACCCCAATGAAACGCCACCCCCCAAGCACCGCCGCAATCCCCGTAGAGCCCGACCCCGCAAACGGATCAAGCACTATCCCACCGGGTGGCGTCACAAGCCGCACAAGCCAGTCCATGAGCTTCCCCCCCTTCACCGTCGGATGAAAATTGCGTCCCCCGCGCGTCCGCCCTGCCCCCGCTCGGGGTGAATTCAACCCCGCCGACCCCGCCTTGCGCTTCACATGCTCCGCCGGCGAACGATAAGGCAAATGCCGGCACCCCTTTTCGCGCTCCGCACTTGTCGCCTTCGGCGCATAACAAAATCGATTCACATCATATCCAAACGTCGGAAAGTACCGCGAGACACCCCCCGCCGAAGCGTCCAGCAACCGCACCGGACAATCAGAATCACACCCCTCCCCCCCGCACCCCTCCGCGTGCGAAAGCACCACGTCCGTCGGCCACCTCCCCGCCGCCGTCACATCGTTCGCCCCCGACAAGTCCGACGCGTTGAACGGGATCTCCCCATGTACCCCGCCCCGTGCCTTCATTGCTTCTACGTTTCGCTTGTGTGCCTCAAAATCAGCTTCCGACGCATGCACAACTCGGCACCCATCCACGTTCAATCCCCCTGTCCCGTACTTCAGCACGTTTTTCCCAACCGTCACCCCCAACGGCTTGCGCGCAAGGATCCAATGCTCCGCCGCCGGCTTCAGCGCCGTCCCCCACCCCCCCCACTTCTTCCCCTCTTCCGTGCTCGCCTTCTTCACGTCCACACGATAGCTTCCCCACTCCCCCGCCTCGATACGCTCCCGACCCCCCGCCGTCCACGCATCTACCGCAACTTCCTTCTCCCCCACTACCTCCCCCGCTCCGCCCGCCGCCTTGCCCACCGCCAAATCCACCCGCAACGACTTCGGAAACCCCTGCCCGAACAAATGAACCACCACGTCACGTACCTCAAACCCCGCTTCCTCTATCGACCACGCCGCCCAATGCGCCGTGCGCGGAATCGCCCACACCACGATCCACCCCCCCGGCTTCAACACACGCCACGCCTCCCGCATCGCAGCCGTCATAAACCCGACAAACGTGTCACGCGCCGAATGATCCGTTTCCCACTCCGGCTCTTCACACTGACAAGGATCCCTACTAAACGCATAGCACCCGCACACCGCACACCGCTTGTTCGCCGCTTGAGCAAACACCGGCCGCCCATCATACGGCTTGCCCCCCCCGCTCGTCGCCTTCACCTCCGAAGGCGCCTTCGAATACGCCCGCAAACGACCCGACTTGAAACGATCCCACTCCGCCCCCATAAACTCAATACCCGCCGGCGGATCCGTCACCACCGCGTCTACACTCCTATCCCCCATCGCACGCATCGCTTCTATGCAATCCCCCCTCACCACCGACCACGCCCGCTCCCCGGCTACCACCGCAGCCGCTTCACGCACGTCTACACCACCCGCACTTTCAATTACTCGCCGTCTTCTCATGCCCCCATCATGCCGCCCTCACCCCCCAAATAAAATTACCTACAAAATTTTTCACCCCTAATCGTTTTCGCCTCACATAAACCACGGGGGGGTCCAAAGCGAAGAGCCCCCCCAAAACCCCCCCTAGCCCCCCCACACCTACACCCCCTCACGATCGCCCCCTCTGGCCCCCTCCCCCCTCTGGCTTCCCCACCGAAGCGGGCACCACCGAAGCGGGCACCACCGACGACCCCCTCACCGAAGCATCCACCACCGACAGCACCGACACCTCGAAGCATTCGTCACCGAAGCGTTCGTCACCGAAGGGCAACCTCGAAGCATCCACCACCGACAGCACCGACAGCACCGACAGCACCGACACATCGAAGCATTCACCACCGACAGCACCGGCACACCGAAGCGTTCGCCACCGAAGCGGGCACCACCGAAGCGTTCGTCACCGAAGCAGACACCAACAGCACCGTCACACCGAAGCATCCGTCACCGAAGGGCAACCTCGAAGCAGACACCACCGAAGCAGACACCACCGACAGCACCGACACATCGAAGCAGACACCACCGAAGCGTTCGTCACCGACAGCAGACACCACCGACAGCACCGACGCCTAGGATACCCGAGACGTGCTGGACCACCCGGCACCCGGCCCCGTATATCGTTTTCCATCGATGAGATCATCAACCATTCGCGTTGCCGGTAGTGCGAGGGGGTCGCCGGATTCAATCGCGCGTTGCTCCGCGATCATCTGCTCGAAGGTGTCAGCGTCGATTTTCCCAACGAACAGCGCGAGAGCGCTTGTCACCTCAAGGCTCATGTTCACATCGACATGCGTTGGCTCGATCGTCCCCGTGATCTTCGCGAGCAAGGCTTCGTGGTTTGCGATGCTCTTCCACGGCTTCACTTTCGACGCCCGCATTTCGGCGAGATCGCGTTGGAGCCGCGCGACTTGCTCCGCCTTGTACGTCTTACGCTCCGCCTCGAATAGATCCGCCCTCTCCGTGCGGACGCGCGTGATCTCGCTTTCCGCCGTGCGCTCGGCGACACCATAGCGCTCCATGACTTCTTCAACGATCACACTGCGAGGGGCGCCCGCGTTCAGCAAGCGAGCGATGAAGGCGCGCCGCTCCGCCACCACGGGTCCTTCCCCGCGCCCAAGCCGGGAGGCGCGCAGCGCGTCCCGGTCGAGCCCGTCGATCATCGCCCGCGCGTAGGGCCCAAGCCCCGCTCCGCCGCCGTCCGTGCCAGGGTCGGGGCCGGGGCTTGCCGGGGGCTCGGGGGGGCGCCACGCCGGGGGGGTCGGGGGCGGGGGGGCGCCGGCGGCGCCGGGGGTGATGCACTTTCGCCGTCTCATTCGTCAATGGTGAGACAATTTGCGTACTTGGTCAAGCGTTGCGGGAGGGGGGGTTGGACAAGCGTTGCTTGGGGTTGTGCGTTGCTTGTGTTCATCGTTATGAGCGTGCGAGGGGGTTGACTTCGGCATGTGCAGTCCGGCGCACGAACTCATGAAGGGAAGCGTAGCGTTCGGGGTCACGCGCGAAGGCGGACGCGAGGCAAGAGGATTCTTCGATCGTGGGGGGTGAGCCTCGAATGGAGCGTTCCATGATGCGTTGCACGAGGGGCCAATTGACGGGGGGAGGTTTCACCGTGTTCTCCCCATGAGGTCGGCGTCTATCGGGGTGTTATCGGTGCGATCGCCGGTCAAGATGTGTTGCTTCGTGTTCAGGGGGTTGCGAAGGTGCATGTAAAGGGAGCATTGCACGGGATGTAGACGTTCGGAAGCGCGTTTTGGTTCGTTCATTGTTCGATCTTCCTTCATTTGGATCATGCCGCGTGCGCTTGCATGCGCCGGGGTTGGAGCGATACTCTTCCGGCGTGCCTACACCTCAAAAGTTGATCATGCTTGCACCGCATACCTTCACCGCCGCAAGGATCTCCATCGCTTGATCGAGCTTCGCCTTCATCACGTCAAGTGCCAGTCGTCGCCCACGATGCCCCACGTTTGCGAGCGGGAGTCACCTGGGGCTCTGTTGGCCGTCTGGCACGTGACAACGCCAGGAAGGGCCAATTGCGGGGCAGCGTTGGGGGGTTTCCTTTGCGTGGTGCGAGCATTGTGTCGAGCAAGGGTTTACTGCAATGATTCGTGCATGCCTGCGATCGGTGGGCGTGCGCGAAGCGCTGCCCGCATTTGAGCGAGCACTGCCCCCGCCACAGGCTTTCCGTCGGAACCGGGGTTCATCGCCTCTTGCACGTCGCATTTGAAGTGTCGCTTCAACGTAGATCGTGACAACGCCCATGGGTTCTTCTCACGGAAACACGTGTTTCCGTCGCTCGTAACCATGCGATCTATATAGTGGTTTTCAATGGTATCAGGGGGCAGATCAAGTTACCGTTCAGCACACCCCTTGTTTTCATGTGTGTTTCGAAGAACACTTCCCACGAGCCTGCAAATTGTCCTATGTCTACGCATGTTTAGCGTCAAGCGTCATGACAACGGGTCCCGCCGGAAGTCCCCACAACGGACCCCATGCCGCCGCACTTCGGGCACGGGCCACACGCCGCTACCCGATGCCCGATGCCCGCTACCCGATGCTCGCCCACGATCGGACCCGGTTCGAACTGCACGGCTCCCGTTCCGTTGCTCGCTCCGCACTTTATCGCTTCACCTTCGCCGGCTCCCCGACTTCGCGCTCTAGTTGCACGATGAACGCGCGCACCATCGAAAGCGCTTCCAATTTTGCGTGCTCCGGCATTGTCGTTCGAAGATTAACCCGCTCCATCTTCAACCTCGAACACGACATATAAAAGGTCATTCCTTCCGGAAACACGATCACTTCGATATGCTCCGTACGATAGCGCCACGTGCCCGTATATCGCCGCCCATCAAAATCCTCTTTCCATACGCGAAGCGTCTTCATCATGCCGCACTTCACACTTGAGCGCTTACAACCTTTGCTCGAAGCCTGTTTGTCACGTCCCCCCCGACTTCGCTCCGTACCCCACATCCCCCCATCGCTTCGATGATTCGAACAAGCTTCGCCACGCGCGAAGAAAGGATCACTTCATCCGGATCAAGCATTAGTAAACTCACCTCATTCCCATCGAACACGAACACCGCAAGCCCTAACACGAGCGCATACCCAAGCACGCCCGGTAGCGCAGCCGCCACCGCCGCAAACGACATGCTCGGGGGGAATGAGAACCACACCGCCGCCCCATGATACCCAGAAACCAAATCCGCCATGTCGCATTCGTTACCCATTGCATCACCTCTTCATGATAGGCCGATATGTGTCTTGTCTTCGGGGGAAGGAACAAGCGCCCGCAACCATGGGGTCACCACGTCCGAAAACGGCATCACAACCGCTTCGCCCGTGTCTTCACGCCGTATCACAGGAGCAAATTGCGACCGCACGGGTTCACCGGCTTTCTGCAATTGCACAAGCACCGTTTCAATGCTCCGAAGGCTCCCGGTCCGGGAGAGTGCCGCTCCCGACAGCACGCACGCCGCATCCGGAAGAACAAGCGCCGCCCATTGCGCGTTCGCCCGGTCCACCATCGACCGCACTACGTCGATGAATCGTTCCGTGTCCTTCTCACTTCGGATCGGCACCTCGGGTCGAATCACGAACACCATTTCATTCGAGAATTCTTCGAGCGTTGCCGGATTGCGCTTCGCTCGCGCAAACGCAAACGCAAACGGTTCCGCCGTGCCGTGCTCTTCGTACAATTGCGTTGCGAAAAGCCTAAGCTTTTCCGCAACGTCACCTCGAAGAAATTCCGACGCGTTCCGAATTCGTTTCATACCTTCGCCTCCGCATCGCTTGCCGCATCACCACGACATAAGCACCCGCTAACACGAGCGTCCCCGCTTCCCCCGGTGGTAACGTCACCACCACCCGCCCGGTGCGTTTTCGGGCCGGTTCCGGGGCGGCATTTGTCATTTTCATTTTCCGCCCCCCACCCGAAGGGAACCGGGGCGCACAACGCGCGAAGCCTCAAGAGGATCCCGGTGCGCATGTACCGCACCGAATCTAGCAATATGAGTGCGCACTTGCCCCGACAGACAAGTGCCTTGCCACGTATCACCGCATAGCAGACACCGCACTTCGATCCGTTGCGGTTCGGGGAGTCCCGTTTCAGGGTCGAACACCCTCACCGTGTATCGACCCCTTACATGGCGCGCAAATCCCGGGTTCCATTCAACCCATTGCTCCGCTGCTTTCTCTTCCTTCGTCTTCGTGCCCATCGGGGTTGCCTCCGCTCATACCGCCTCGTATTTGCTCCCCAAGCCGTTGTATGACCACCGCTTGCGCTGCATTTGCTGTTAACAATTCAGCAACGATCGCCGAGTACAGATCCACCACCGCAACCAGAGCATTCGATGCCTTTTTCGGATCAAGTGCCATGTTTCAATGATGCCGCGCTTTTCGGGATCACCACGAATGGCCCCGCACGATGATCGATTCGATACCCCGCACGATCGAGCAAGCGATCGAAAATGCTTGCGATTTGTCCACCATAGATCGATGCCTGCCCACCGGCACCTGCATAACTCATGAACATTTTTCGAGGGGTTCCCGTCCGCTTGCCCTTCATCACAAGCAACCGATTCGCCTGTGCCGCTGCAATTCGGTTGTCCGAGCATAGCTCTTCCCGCGTGTGACCACCCCACGCTTGCCCTTGATACAATTGGAACAAGCTAACTGAACGCCCGCGATCACACCACAGGTTCTTCCCCGTGCAGCGTGAACAATCTTGCACTCCCGCGTGAAACCCCGCAATAACGAGCAATCGACACGTCAGCACACCGCGTGTCAATCGTTGTCGCGTCCACCGCCGGAAGCTTCACAAGCGCTAGAATAAGGTTCAAAACTACCAAAACCATAACTACCTCCGTAACGCATCATCGCACGTTACACCCGACGATCAACCTTGATCCGAACCATCGTTGCCGTCATCCGGTATGACCACCACGCGATGCGTTCCATAATACGCGCCGATTTCATCGAAAAATTCGGCACGTTTTTCCATCGGCACCCCATCAAGCGGATCGAATGGATTCACCCGTTCTTCGATCACGCGTCGCATTTCTTCGGACTGCACGATGCTCCAATCATGCCGCGCACGCTCGATCGCGTCGGCGACTTCGGGAGGCATCGCTTCGGGGTTGCGTAGGTTTCGTTCAAGTCCGCGCACGAAGCCGCATCGATAGGCGTCTTCGGCTTGCGAAATCGCAAACTTCTCCCATGCGTCGATCGTCGCTTCCGGGTTCAACACACGCCACAAGATCACCGTTTCGCGGAGCCGGGGGGGAGGCTCGGGCCCTTCGTGAAAGCGTTTCAATAGCTTTTCGAGCGCATCACGCACGAATCGCTCGAAACGGTTCATATTTGAGCCTTTTTTCGATTACTTGAAGCCCTCGCTTCAAGTAATTCCCGCACGATTGTTCCCGTTTTTTTCGACGCCCCCACCGCTAGCTCCGCAAGCAATCCTTTTACAGCATCACGCTCCGAAACTGAATCAAACGCAAGCGATAGCGTTACGCTTGAAGCAAACGGCAAATTGTCCCCGTCTTCGCTCACCTTGACGGGAGCAATGAGAGCTTCGATCTGCCGTTGCGTGAATCCAGTCGATAGCGCTTCGGATGCCGTGATCTCTTGATCCCGCTCGACCCGCTTCACGAGCACACGAAGCATCTCGTCATCGAATTCGCCCGACGTGTTATTCAACGCGATATTCAAGAGCATTGCTTGACGATCTGTCAGATCAAGCACGATGCAAGGCACCGAAAGCAGCTTGAAAGACACCCCGCGTTCTTCGCTCATTTCCCGGAGCGCTCGATACCGCTGATGCCCCCCCACGATTGCCATTCGCGAGCGTTGGATCACGATCGGTTCGACGAAGCCATTCTCCCGGATCGAAGCCTTCAATGCTTCGAGCTTCGCGCTTGTGATCTTCCGGGGGTTGTATGCAGCCGGGTTCAATTTGCCGGCATCGACAAGCGCCATCTTCGTATGGAACACAATATCCGAATCTACCTTCGCCATTGCTTCGCCCCTTCCACAACCGCCAGCGGATCAACCAACACAAGCCGCATTGCGAGGTATCCCGCCGGCATCACGCCCGCAACGTCCACCCCCGCGCCGAATTCGTCGGGGGTCCAAATGAGATCGGGCCACAAGGGAAGCTTCCTCGCCAGCGTCCACGGAACGAGCACAAGCCACACCGGCGGAAGCCGGGGGCCGAAGTGATCCGCCGGCTCCGCGTTTTTCCGAACCCATAGCATCGGAACGCCGTCGACTTCGTTCGCTTCCATCACGGCTTCTCCCCACCACCCCCACACCGGGGAGCGCTTGCCTTCTACGAAATTCCGCACGCTCCATGCCTCGCGCCGCTTGACTTCGACCACGAAGGGAAACCCCTTCGCCGTTGTCATCACGTCGCCGCTCGCCCGGAAGTCGCGCCGCGTGTCGGCGCCCGCCCACCCGCCCGAAAGCGGGGTTCGGATGAACCGGCATTCGGGGTCGCGCGTCGCCCACCACGCTTGAAGCGCCCGCGCTACCTCCCGCTCACCCGCGTTCCCTTTCCTGCCCGGCATCACACCACCCGAAGACTTGACCCCGCCTCGCGACCCGTGACTTCCACGCGCCCCGGAAGGGCATCCATGACGCCCCGAGTATGCGCGATCACGAAGGCTTGTGCATACCCGTAGCGCCCCCGAAGCATCGCCGCCAAATGCACCGCGAAGGCTCCCCGGTTCGCTTCATCGAGCGCCCCGAACGGTTCATCGATCAACGCCACCGACCACGCCGCATTACGTTGTTTTCGAAGCCATGCTCCCGCCGCAAGCTGTATCGCCGCTCCCGCAAGATCATCCGCCGCACCCGACCGATCCGAAAGCACGACTTCGAGCCGATCGATCATCTTCGCCCCGCGCGTCGCCCCGCACTTCGCGCATTCTCGCACCTTCGTCGACGACGGGAACGGAGCCCCGCACGCCTCACACGTTGTCGCAAGTCCTTGCCCTTCATGGCTCCATCGCACGACAACGCGTAGATCAATCCCCGCCTCCCGAAGAAGCGCATTCGCTCCGTCTTCGATTTCCGAAAGCGCACCCTCCGCTATCACCCGTTGCGCTCCCTGCCTCCCGAGTATCGCCACCGCCTCGCGTAACGTGTCAATCTCCGCTTCCGCCGCTGCTATCTCCCCTTCAAGTTTCCCCATACCATCGTAGGTTCGCCTCAACCGATCGGCTTGCTGTTCTGCTTCACGATAATCCGCCTCCGCCGCTTGATATGCATCCCATGGTGTCACCGCGTCCACCACCGGAGGGGCTTCCCCGGGGTCCGGGGGAGGATCGCCCATTGCGGCCACAGGATGCCTCTTCAACGCGTTAATCTGCCCACGCAAGGCTTCTATCCTTCGAGCGCTTTCCGACGCCTCTTCAACGCGATTTTTCGCGCTGCTTACGGCTTTATCAGCACGAACCCGCTCGCTCACCGCTTCACGAAGACTTATTTCGTTCGCTTCTCTTGCCGCATTCATAATCTCCGCATCGGGACACACGTGCCCATCAACGGGACACACCCCATCGAATGCACCGCACGCAAGGGCCGCCCGTTGCGATTCGGTATCACGCGCCCGTGCTAGCGCCGCAATTGCCTCTTGCTGCGCTTTGGTTGCGTCTCGCAATGAAGCTTCAACCTTTGCGGCATCGAAGCCTGCAAGGGCCGTTTCCGCGTCCGCTATCGCCTTTTCACGACGCACATTCGCTTCCTCCACACTGGCCACCGCTCGATCAAAAGCTTCCCGTGCCGCCGATGCCTTTTCCCATGCCTCACGCCTCCGGTATGCCTCCCGCGCTTCCTCTGCAACAGCTTTCGCAGCATCGCGAACATTTTGAAGATCGAACACTGCTTCAATCATAAATTGTTCTGATTCTGCCCGCTTGCTCATGTTCGCATCCGCATCCGTCACAGCGTCAAAGCGTGACGCTAGGATCGCAACAATTTCTCCCTTCATCGCATCACGCTTTGCCACAAGCGTTGTCTTTCGATCAATTCGTTCCCCGAGTATTCGGCGAGTCCGAGATTCCGCCGCTTGAAGCTTCCCAAGCTGTAACCAACCCGCCACGATCTCTTGTCGCTCCGCTGGCCGCGCCACCACGAAGCGCGCAAGGTTCTTTTGCTCGAAGAAGCACGTTGCCATGAAGTCACCCTCGGTAAGTCCGAGCGCTTCAACGATCGCCGCTTGCGCCGCTGCTCCCGTAGCCGGCTCCCCCTCACGTCCGGGCCACCGCACGAAGAGCCGCGTTGCGCTCCCGCGCTTGCGCTCCCGCGTGATCGTCATCCCGTCGGAAAGCTCGATCCGCACGGAGCCTTCGGCTTCTCCTCGCGTGATCCATTCGTCTTCCGTGCGTGCGGGGTGCGTGCCGAATAGCGCGAACCGAACACCCGCGAGGATCGAAGTCTTCCCGAGCCAATTGGATCGCGCTGGATCCGCTTCGTGCGAAGCCGTGACACCATAGATCGTAGGTTCGAAAAACACTTCGTGGTCCCCACGGTATCGAAGCCAATTATGCAACGTCATCCGTGAAATATACGTGCTCATAATTCCTCCGCCGCAAGAGCATCTTCGACCACCTCACGAAGCGCATCCGGGTTGCGCGTTCTCGCACGTGCCACAAGCTCCGCCACGACACCCCGGATCGTCCGTGTTACTGCCATGGGGGTTGCCACCTCCGCCTTTGCATCCGCCGTCACCGTAGACGTTCGGGGGGTAGGCATCATGCGAACCACGACCGCCCCCGAATCGCGAAGCTTCCATTCCACGTTGCCTATTCCTTCTTCTGTCGTTCCTTCCGGTGGAAACACCCGCACGATCGCCCCCTCGCATTCTGGCACTTCTTCGCCGACCATGATCTGTTGGAAACTTTCGGGGGATACAGTGAACACGGGGCGCGTATCGAGAATCACTACCCCCACCTTCGGGGTCGCGACGGAAACACGTGTTTCCGTAACCAACTGCCCCGCCGCCGATCGAAGCCGTCTCATGATGCAACCTCCGCTATAAGCACACCGGGAACGTTTAATTGCTCCCCGAACGTGAGAGAAGCGATCGCTCCCGGTATATGTATCCCGTTATACTGCGTTCTCCGATGATAATGTCCATTTGCGACAAGCGCTTTCGGCATCCGCTCACGGATCACTCTTATCGGAAGAAACACCTCACGCCCGCGCGGAAAATCTGTCGTTTCACTGCCAGGTTCAATTCCTTCGATGTTCAAGTGTCCGACAACGAGTATCGGTAGGTTCGCCTCAAATTGCGACACAACCTCCGCCGGATCGTATGCACGAGCACGCGACGTGAACGGCAACGCGAGAACACCGACCCCACCGATGCTCTCGAAACATGGTCCATCGTAAACCCTCACCATCGGATACGGATTCGTGCTTTCAACCCCCGACAACGGACGGAGGGGTGATAACGTCGATGCGCCCGATCCATCTTCCACCACATCATGATTTCCCGTAAGCCAACGCGACGGAATCCCCGATCGTGCAAGGTTCATCGCCGCTTCAACCGCCACCTCGATCGAAGCATGAACACGCACGGAATCAGGATTAGACAAATCGCCCATGAACACGAAAAGCGCAACCCGCTCCGCAATCGCAACGTCAACGATCCGCCGCACCGTCGCCCGGAGGTCGTCGAAGCGAACGAAGCCCGCCGTTGCCGCGTCAAGGTGCCAGTCACTTGTGAGTAGGATCCGCATCGTTCATTCCTTCCTTTGGGAATTTCGCGCGGCATTCCGCTTCAAGCTCCCCGCACAAGTCGGGCTCCGCGTGCAGCTTCCTAACCGCTTGGTTCATGCCCTGCCCGAGCCGCCGATCGCCCCACGCGAACCACGAACCGTTCACCGTGACGATCTCGTGTTCAAGCGCAAGCTCGATCACGTCACGTGGTCGATCGAAGCCTTCGGGCACGAGCACCCCGTTCGACGTGTGAAAATGACACCGGGGCCGCTTGCTATCCTTACCGCCGATCTTCGTTTTACGAACTTCGACGCAATGCCGCTCTCCGATGATCCGAGAGTCTTCACCCGAGCCTTCCCTTACCCATGAGCCGCGCGTTACTCGCACGACAAGCGCGGAATCGAAGATCAACGCCTTTCCTCCCGATACCTTGAAGTCATCCGCCCCAAAGCTTCCCGCGCCAGCATCGGGATTTTCGGCTTCGCGCGTGATCGCGAGCATTGCCGTTCCCGTATCGGCAAGCAACGGGATCAATTCGTCAAGCCATGCAGCGTTCAGCATTGCCTTGATCATCGCCGCTCGCCCGCTCGCACCATCGACCCCCTTCGATTTCGCACCTTGCGCACCATGCTCCATGATCGTCGCCATGAATTTTCTCGGGACAAGCTTGCGGATCGAATCAACCACGACAAGCCCCGAGGTATCCGATGGAAGATGCCCCTTTGCCTTCGCCTCCCCGATCGTTTCGCAAAACGATCGAACCGCGTCCACCGCCTCTTCGTAGCTTCCGGGTCGAAGCGCACGAAATCCCGGATGCACCGCGAAGTCGTGCATGAGCTTTCGAACCCACGTCGCCGGCGTGGTTCGCTCCGCGTCCAGTAGGCCGTAGAAATGTCCACGTTGAAGAAACGAAAGTCCGAGCCCGTGTGCAAGCGCCGTCTTCCCTTCGTTGCTCGGGCCATGCGCGAGCGCAAAGCGTTCGATAGGCCACCCCGCAACGCGCGTTACTTCGTCGATTTGTGGGAAACACGTCGGCACCGCACGCACCGGCACAAGCACCTCCGCCGGGGGTCGCCACGATGCGAAGCGCTCCGCCACCGCCGCCATTGCGTCGAGCCGTTCGCGGTTGCTGGCAAACGCAACCGGCGAGATCGAGCCCGCGCCCGACCCCGCCGGTCGCTTCGCCCGCCGTGTGCTCGCCGCCGGTTCGGCCCTACCCTTCGTCGCCGGTTGCTTCACACGCCGCATGCTATTTCCCCCACGGAAGATCGTAGCCACCCTTCTCCGCCTTGCCCGCCGTGCTTCGTGAGCGAGGGGCAGGCTTCGGGTTCCCCCGCGTCACCGCCGTCCATGTTGCGACTTCGTGGATCGTGCCGCACACGCCGCAAATGGTACGCTCTTCGCCGCCCACTTCAACGAGCGTTGCGCATCCATCCTTAACGCAAGGGCGATGCGTCATGCGCCCATCTTCGTCGAAGATCGTTCCGCACTTCGAGCATTCAACGTCCGTCGCCCGGAGCCCTTCGAAGCCACAATGGTCGCAAGCGAAAAGCTCTTCGGGCTCCGCCTTCGGTGTCGCCTTCGTTGGCGCCTTCGTTGGCGCCTTCGTTGGCGCCTTCGCCGCCGGCTCGGGCTTGCCCTTGACTTCGGGCACCCGTGCCGGCTTCGCCTTGCGTGCGTTCGCCTCCGCCTCTTCCCGCTCGATCTCTTCGGGATCGAAGCACGTTGCGTCGCGCTCCGCGCGCTTCTCCGCCTCCCCGAAGATTTCGTCCCACGGAAAATCAATCAACGCAAAGCGCTCCATATCCGCGCGAAGCATTGCGACGTTCCCCGGCGCCGTGTAGTCGGATAGATCCGGAGGCGGTTCGTCGACGATCAACCGCCGGATCTCTTCCGACAACGGTTGCTTCGTCATGGGGACCACCCTGTATTTCTTATCGAATTGCTCCGCCTCCCTATATTCCCAAAGAAAAGCGTAGGGGTTCCGAAGGGGGTTCCCCTCTTCGCGCCCCACCTCTTCGATCTTGTCGCGAATTCTTGCCTTCATTGCGTTTCCGAGCGCTTCCGCCTCCGTTGCGATCTGGCATCCTTCCTCGGGAGCATCGTTGTTCACAACTGAAAATACATACTGGCACCTGGCAATCGCGTTTTCCTTCCAGGCTTCATCGCGCCGGATGTTCGCCTTGCGAAGCTCCGCGATCTCGCGAGGGGTGAGATCCTTCCGCGCGAAGGCGTTGTAGAAGCCGCCCGCCGTGATCACCACGTTGCGTTCGGGGTCGTCACCCTCGAACCGAAAGATCGGATCGATCCACGCGATCTCATGCTCGCGAACAAGGGTTCGCACGTGTTCGATCGCCTTGCACATAGGGCAGACTTCGGGGGGGTATTCCCGTGCGTCGTTGTCATCGCGAAAGCGCTGCTTCTTCAGAATCAGTTCTCGTTCGTGACACACGAACGAGGTGCCCCACACCTCCGCCCGCTTGTCGCCCGTTTCACGGGCTTCGCGCACAACGATCCGCTGGAATCCGTGCCCCCACCGCGCGACGAAGCCCGCTTGCGTGTGAAGCCAGATCGTGATCTTCGGGGGGTCGTTCTTCTTCCAATTGCCAAGGAACGATCCCCGACCACCGCCGCCACCGGTCGAATGTTCAAGGAACGTATCCAGATCCATCGCGCTTCCGTAATTTCTCATTGCTTCTACCTACCTTCGTTGCTTGTTCGTTGCTGTCATAGGCGCCGCCGTTGACTTACTTGTGATCATGCCGCGTTTGCGCGCGTCGCTTCCGAACAATTGAAGTCCCACGCGCCACAAGAGCAAGTAACCGATCACGTCCGCAATCGTGTCTTCCCCGTCTTCCATGCTCACGGCTTCGCCCGAACGTGCGAGCCTCGCTAGCTTATCATCGAGTCTCACACGGATCGCTTCCTCCCACCCTGCCCGCGAAAACACCGATAACGGATAGAACACCGAAGCCCCGTAGCGGCGATTTTTTTCGATCAAGAGATCGGCGATTGCTGCGCACTCTTCCCGCACAGCACGCTCGAATGCCTCCCGGTTGTGATTCTCAAACTTCGTGCGATCCATGCTACCTCCGCATGCTTCCGAGCAACGCGGAAAGCGTGCGGCATCGCGACGCCCACAAGTCCGCAAGCCGTTCAAGGTGCGCCGTCATGCGCCGCGCCTTGCTCCGCCGCTCTTCGGTTGCGCGCCATTCGTCGGGGAAAAGCGCCGCCATCATGGACACCACATCCGCATCGGTGATCGCCTTCGATCTCTCGCCGCGCCCCTTCTCCGCTTGAAGCCGTGCCACGGCTTGTTCGCGCATGCTCGTTGCAATCACCTCCGCGTCGGCCTCGAACCGATCATGCGCCACCTTCGCCCCAACAAGAAGCCGGTGCGCTATCCGCGCGTTGTCTTCCGAGCGTTCCAACGCATCCGCGATCGTCGCGTAGTCCGCCCGGTGTGCTGCCACACCGATCGAAAGCTCCTCTTCGATGCGTCCAAAGTCGCGTTCGGGGTCGCACGCCGCGAACACGCGCTCCGTGACGCGATCGAAGCCTGCGCCCAACGTGAGGTATTCCAGCGCTTCCGCCGCCTCTTCCCGCCGCTTCGCAAGCTCCGACACCACCGCCGACACGGGGGGCGCTTCCACCGCCTCCGCTGGCGCCGGTGCCGTTTTCGGGGTCGCATTACCCACTACGTCGCTTCGCTTCCGCATGATCAAGCCTCCGTGTTCTCCCGCATCATGCCGCGCTAGAAGAGGCTCCCTTGCCCTTTGGGAACCTTGCACCGTGTCGCCGCCTTCGTCGCCTGTGAGCGTGCGCGCACCTTCGGGGGCCGCACCCGTTCCCACGGCTTCCAATTGAACGCCGGGAACGCCGCTTCAAGCAATCGTTGCGTCGGGAGGTACACGAGGGATTCCCACAAGTAGAACCGATCGAAGATGCCCGCGAAGTCCGCCGCCGGCAGAACCTTCATCGGCGATTCCTCCCCGTCGACCACGAAGTATTCAATCTTGACGCCTTCGCCTACGTCCGCGCCGCGTTCTTTCAACACGCGCGCCACCGCCACGTGAGGGGGTTCAGCGGCAAATGAGCCGTCCTGCTTCGTGCGCCGCGCGTATTCCTTCAACGGCTTCGAAAGCCGCTTCGCGAGCATCACGTCACCGATCGCAAGCTCCCCATCGAGCACGTGTGTCTTCCATCGATCGAGCACTGGAACGAAGACTTCGGGACCGGGCGGGTCGTCGCCCGCCATGAGAAGCGCCACGACTTCAGCTTGAAGCTCCCGCGCAAGCTTCGCCACGTCGCCGCGCTTGTATTCGAGCCCCTTCACCTCCGGCTTGCTGTCCGCCGTCGCAACCGTGCCCTTGAAATGCGAGTAGCGCCCGACGTATCGCTTCGCGGTAACGAACACGATCCGATCGAACGCTTTCTCATAGGCAAGCTTGATGTGATTTCGCGCGCATCCCTTGCTTGCGAGAATCCGGGGGTAAAGCTCCGCGTTGCATCGCTTCACGAAGTCGCCGAAGGCGGCGTAGCCAGTCGAGCCAGGCAAGGAACCGTCGAGCCCGGCGACGAAGATCGAATCCGTGTCACCGTACACAACGCGCATGCCTTCGTCCTTCGCCGCGTCGATCGTTTTGCCGATCAACCACACGCCACCTTGCGAAACGCTTTCCGCCACCTCCCGCTGGAAGAACCGGGAGAAGGGAGATCCCACCACCCCGTAGAATGAGTTTGCCGCTATCTTGTAAGCCGTTGCACGCCGATCGGCGTCCTTCCATTCTTCCGTGCCGGGAGGCAAATTCGCCTTGCGCTCATTCCACGCTTTACGAAGCCCGATCATTGTTTCAAGCGCTTCCGCAAGTATCCCGCGCGGTTCGTTCGCGAACACGGCTTCGGTGATCGGAACCTCGCACGTTCCTTCGGGTCGCGGAAATTCTTGCAAGGGAAGATGCGACAAGTAGACGGGGCGCCCCTCCGCACGCTCCCGAAGGATCACGTCGGGTCGATGCGTTTCGAGGCTCATGTTCCACGTGAGAATGATCGAAGGGTACAGGGAAGCGAAGTCGCCCACATGCACGTGCCGCAAGATCCCCTTGTAGGAAGGCTCCATCACGAAGGCGCCGCGATACTGTTCGACCACCGCGCGCCTGAAGTGCGTCGGGAAGTGTACGCCGCGCCCCTTCGCAAGCCGCAACATGAAGCCTTCTACTTGTGTCGTCGGGTTGATCCCGTGCGTGTCCGGGAAGGTGTGTGTCGCCTCGCACAAGGTCTGAAGAAGATCGATGTAACCCGTTCGCTCTTCGATCCGCCGCATGAGATCCGAGTCGCGAACGCAATAACGAACGAGCAACGCGCGCCCCTCTTCGCCGCCCGACCATAGCGCCCACGATGAAGCGCCCGTTACGCCTTCGAGCTTGCCTTCCCCGAGCACGGAACGCGCCACGGCTTCAAGCGCCATGCTTTGCTTTTCTTCGCCGCTTTCCGCCGCCGACGCGTTCATTCGCCGGAACAAGACAAGGTGGTCGAGCCAAAGCCACCGGCGCCGTTCAACCTTGATCCGCAAGTGTGCGGTGCGCGCCGCGAGCATTTCGAAGTCGAAGCGATCGCCGTTCCACGCGACCACTTGATCCCACGCTTCAAGCTCCGCCCACAACGTCGCGAGCAAGTCGCGCTCCGCCGCGTCCGTGTCCGCTTCAAGCACGCGCGCCTTGCTGGCGCCCGTCGCGCCATCAACGAGTGAATACATGAGGATCCGCGCCTCTTCTTTGCGGCTGAACGGCACGCGCGAATCCGTTTCAAGATCAAGGTACACGCGCCGGGGTTGCGCGATCTCGATCTCGTGATCCGTGATCCAACGTCGAACCGGGGGCACGTCCGCTTCGCATGCGTCGATCGACTTGTTCTCCGCCAACCACTCCGCCGCCTTGATCGCCACCTCACGCCGATCCCAACGAACGCGCGTCCATTCGCCTTCGTTGGCGAACCCGATGCAATGGCGGTTGCCGCGTATCGTGCGCGCCACGTCGCCTTCGATCGCCGCCCGCACGAAGAAGACGAATTCCGCGCGCCGCTCTGACACCACCACGCGCCCGCCTTCGTCGCGCCGGATCGCATACACCTTCCCGTTGTCCGTTGAAAATGCGTTGACGTAGCGGGTCCGGGTCGGCTCACTCATAACGTGCCTCCATTCGAGAGAAGGGAGAAGAACGAATGCGACACGTCGGAGCAAGCCGACCGGGACCCGTTACGTCCCCCCTCGTAATATCACTTTTCCGCGGTTGACGCCCGTCGGCGTTCGACTATCAGAATCAAACGCCCTTCGGAATCCTTCGAGATCACGAAACGCTGAATCACTCCGTTCAGAAGAATTTCCTCGCCAACCGGATCATCGGCAAGGCGCGTTGCGCGCTTTTGTGTTCCCATCTTCTTTGCCGGCGGGACCCGAGCAAATAACGGCACTTTTACGCGCCCGATCGTGAGCGCTACTGTAACCGAATTTGTCGGTGCCTCCACCTTTGGTTTTCGACCGCCCTTCCCTTCACCGACTTGTTTTCGCCCCGTGTCACGCGGGCCGGGGCTTAGTTGACGCACTTGCTCCGCAAGTGTTGTGTATGGCATCCCCGCCCGCGCCTCTTCGAGCATCTTCTCGCGTTGATTCTCCGACAAGCGAAGCATGATCCCCAGCTTGTTCACTCCGAACCGTTCTACGTCTTCGCTCGAAAACGTAGCTGCGACGTCCATCATGCGATATGCATATTGTGGGCTCATTTCTAACTCGGCCGCGCAAAATTGCGACCACGATTTGTAGAGCGGGGATCCTTCCGCATCGCGCCGCTGCTTCCACAGGCTCCCCGAAAAGCACGAGAGAATCGCACGCCCCAATTCCCAATAGGAAACCACCGCACGAGTTTTCGCACGCCTCACACCTTCCACAGCCGCGTCAAGTGCTTCCTCCGTATAGACCGTAGGTGTTGAAGAGAACGGCACGATTTCCACGGTCCCTTCATCGATTTCGACAGCATCTTCGGAGGCTTCAGAGGCTTCGGACACTTCGGAGGCTTCAGAGGCTTCGGACACTTCGGAGGCTTCAGAGGCTTCGGACACTTCGGAGGCTTCAGAGGCTTCGGACACTTCGGATCGTTTTCGAGGTTCTTTGCTCCCCGACTTGCTCCCCGACTTGCTCCCCGACTTGCTCCCCGACTTGCTCCCCGACTTACTCCCCGACTTGCTCCCCTCCTTGTCTTTTGAATGGGAGAACAATGGAAGCTCATTCTCCGCTGTCAACCCATCATCTACCCCCCCCACCCCACAATAAGGGCAAACGGACAGCCTAACGTCACTCTCCCCCCCACAGTTATCACAATCACTTATTTCTTCCTTTGGCGTGACTTCCGCCATGTGACGTGCAAGTCGTGTCACCTTCTCCGATTCATCACCACTATTTTCGAGCCCATAATGATCGAGAAATCGATCAACGGTTGCCGGGTCAACACACGCACGATCAATCAAATCCTCTGCATTTTTCTTCATGGTTTATCCCTTCTGTTCCCAACGTCATCATGCCGCAAACGAACGCGCAACGCGTCCGACAGCCGCCCGCACATGCATCCTTGCGTCATCCTCGCAGCCTAGCCTAAGTGCAAGCCGCATCCGAGTAGATCCATAAAGCGTCAATGCTGCCAACTCTTCATTGCCAGCCGCCGCCACGTAGGCGAGCACAGCGTCTATTTCCCCCGCCGGAAGCCCCGCCACAAGGGAAACGACGTGTTCGATCGCCTCCGCCCGCTCGTATTGTGTCGGGTCAATCGCCACCACGGAAACACGTGTTTCCGTGAGCCCCTCTCCCCCATCACGCGCAAGTCTCGAAACCGCGATCGGATGCCGGCTCGGTGCTCGATCATCACGTCGGAGCGCCCCCCGCTCCCTATTGATTGCCTTCTTCGCCCGCGTGATCGCCGACCATATCACGAAGCGCGCCGGGTCCGTCCCACGCGTATCATCGAAACTTCTCCCCGCTTCCCATGCTCCGATAAGTAGCTCTTGCATGACATCGCCCACTTCCATCGAAGCCGGGATCGACCACCGGCGATGAAGCCACGCCGCGAGGCGCATCCATTCGCCTTCCGTCCGCCGCACGAAGCGCGCGAACGTAATCTCCCCTACTACCATTGCTCGGATCGCGTCGTTCATTCCCTTCTCCCTTCCGTCGAGCCCACAACGAGCCCTTCCCGGCAATATAGGGCATGCTCGCTCCCGCGTCAACGGTTTTTTATATGGCATGTGCGCCCCGCTTCTCCGGGCTTCCCGCATGATGCCACACCCACCGTGCCCACAAACGCAAAGCGCCGGGGGCTCGCCCCGGCGCCTTCGCGCTCCGCCGCCCGTCACTCCATCGGGATCTCTTCGGAAGCCTTCTTCTCGTTCGCCGGGGCCCAGGGGAGGGGGGCCGGCCTCTTCCCGCTCTTGCCGACGACAAGCGAGCCAACCGCCTCTTCGATCAGCGTGCCCTTGAACGGGTCGGGTTCGATTTCATGTGCATACCGAGTGAAGGCCATGAGAAGCCCTGCCCGCGTGATCATCCCCGACGTGGGGCCGGCACCCGTGGTGTCCGCCTTCCACGCCGTCACGAGATCCGCCACCACCTCTTCGCGCTTTCGCCCGTGAAGGGGAACCGGAACCAGATTGCGAGAGATCATGGCGGAGAAGAAGCCCGGTAGCGCGACTTCGATCGGGAGGGGGCTCTCCATGACTTCCGTAGTCACGGCACGCGCGATCACGTCTTCATGCGCAGCTTCGCCCCACGCCGCGATGAAGGGTTCGATCGCCTCCATCGCTTGATCGAACGCCTTGCGAAACTTGTGAGCTAGCGCTTCAACACTGCCCACGTGCCGCATCACGTCGATTTGCTGAACCGAGCGATCGATAATGATCAAATTCAGACACAAATTGCTGTAGAGCGCCGCGAACACGTGCAAGCCACCGCGCCCCGTGTCATCCGTCTTGATCACGACACACGCCTTGAATATTTCGCCCGCCACGTATTCGGACGCATCAACGTCCGAATGGTAGACGATTTCAAACTTCGCTCGCGTGCCGTCATAGCTCACCGTTCCATGCGCGTTCGCCGGCGCCGCAAGCTGGATAGCCTCCGCCACCTTGTTCACATCGTACGCGGTGTAGCTGTCCGACACCACCCGGTATGCTTCAACTAACCCGCCCTCCGCGTCGAGCACCCGCCGCGTGCCGACCACCGTCAAGCCACGCTCGGGCACCTTGTCGCCGTCGGCTTCCGCCTTCGCGATCGCCGCCACCTCGCGCTCCATCATATCGCGAGCGTGGTGGTTGATATTCACTGCTCTCAATTCAGGCTTGCACTTTGCGAGGTAATTCGTGCCGCCCACCGGAGAGCCGTCCGCCGTCTTGATCCGCGCAACGAGCCCTTCCAAGCCACGCATCGTCATGGCGACCCGCCGCCCGCCGGGGAGCACAAGCTGTCCCGCCTTGTCCATGCGAAGGTCGCCCGTGGGAACAGCCGGAAGGTCCGTGCGCTCTTCCCGCTCGATCTGCACAATGAAGTCGGCGCACAAGTCGCGGATCAACGGCATCGCCGCCCACTCCGCCCGGCTCTTGCGAGCGTTTGAAACGCCCACCGAATTGACACGCGTGCCCCGCGTGAAGAGCGGTTGCTGGGGAGAGAACCCCGCCGCGATCGCCTTGTTGAAGTCGGCTTGCGCCCGAGCCGCGCCCACGATGCACACCGCGCCGCCGCCCACCGTCGGGGCCGGCGCATCGGTTGCCTTCGGAGCCGCTACCGTCACCGACGCCGGGGTCGGGGTCGCGATCACCGCGACCGCCTTGTCGATCGTCGCCGGCGCGATCGGGGTCACGCGAGGCACTCCCGCACCGGGATGCCGCGCCATGAGCCCTTCTACAGTCGCCTGATACGTGCCGAGATTGCACTCGACCGATTCGCCTCCAAGGGTCGCGACGTGCGTGTTCGTGTTCATTATGGTTTTCTCCCTTCTACCTTCTCTTGTTGCCCGGAACCGTCCGGGCTCACATTTGAACCCCGTT